CTTTCACGGTTGCGACCGGGGTTCGAATCCCCGTGGGGACGCCACCTTAAACCCGCTTGCCGCGTCGAGTGTGTTCAGCTCGACGCGGTAATGCAGGGTGGCGTCGGTAGTCTCTGGATCCAGCTCGACCCGATCGAGCAGTGCGGCGAGCGCGTCTTTGGTGGCTTCTCTGTTGTCCGCGTCGCGCAGATCGTCGAGCAGTTCGACCATGCGCCGGCGGATATCCATGTCTGTGACCTGTGCCAGTGCCATTGCGGCCTGGTAGTCGCGCTCCTGTGCGCGGATCTGCTCGACTAGGGCAACGCGTTCGCGCTCGAGCTGGTCGAGCTTGCGCACGGCGGGTCCTGGGTCGGCGAGTCTGCCGGCGAGATCCACTGCGCGGCTGATGCGGTCGGTGATGCTGGCCAGCTGCGGCCGCAGGGCGGCGGCGGGGTCTTCGGGAGTTTCTTCGCGGCGGGTGGCCTTGGCGAACAGGCGCACCAGGTCGGTGGTCTGCAGGTCGCTATGCACCTGGGCGACGATGGCGGCCTCGAGCTCGTCGCGCGCGACACGCTTGCCGGGTACGCGGTAGTAGCCCGCGCCATCGCTGTGCCAGGCGCGACCCTGCGGCGTGAACAGCATGCCGGTCAGCAGGTAAGACGCTGGCGTGCGGCGCGGACGGGTGGCTGAGTACTCCTCGAGGTGCTTCAGGATGCGCTCGGCTTCTGCGTCGGTGATTACCCCGGGGTGGGTGTCTCGCTGCATCATCCATTCGGTGCGCGGCCGCCGGCGTGTTTTGCCTGCCTGTTGCTCGCTGTGCACGTTCCAGACAGTGTGCCCGGCGTAGGTAAGGGCGTTCCATTCGACGCCGACCAGTGAGGCCTTGGCGATGCGCGGGAGGCCTGGCGCGTGCTCGATCGCGCGAGCCCGGGGCAGTCCGTTGGACCTGGCACGCAGGTAAGCGCCGATCGCGGCGGCGGCGGTATCTGCAAGCTCGAGGGTGGACTTGGTGACGGGCAGGCCCTCGCGGACGATGCCGGTGTCGATCTTGCGCAGGCGGTAGCCGATCGGCGCGCGGCCGCCGGCGCGGTAGCCGTCGCGGACGTTCTGCGCCATGCCGGCGAGGCCTTTCTCGCGGCTGGTGAGGCTATGCCATTCGTCCATCGCCTGCAGGATGGACTTGAGCAGCATTTCGGTGATGGGGTCAGCCTCGGGCACGCTCTTGTAGATCACGCGTACGCCGTGTTTCTTGCACTCGACCTCTTCGAACACGATGGAGATATGCCGGCGCCGCGCCAGGCGCGAGGTATCTAGCACCAGCAGGTGATCCCAGCCGCGGCGGGGGTTGCGCAGGGCTCGCAGCAGCTGCTGGAAGCCTGGGCGGTCGGTGTCTTTGCCGGACTCGACGACGTCGGCGAAGGTTTCAGCGATCGACAGGCCTCGGGACAGGGCCAGCGCTTTCAGCTCGCGGCGCTGGACGTCGACCGACACGTCCTTTCGATCCTTCGAGCTGCGGCAGTAGATCGCCGCGCTCCCGTGTGTTTGTGTCGCCATCGATCCGACTCCGTTCCCGCGCCCGCAGCAACGGTACCACCACCGCGACGGCGATCGCTGGGCAGGGGGCGTTCGCGCTGCGGACGCGGATAGTCATAGGGTGGCCTGGCACCGCAGCCGCACCACCCGCCCTTCCATCGCCGCCGGGAAGCGCCTCTTGGCGGTGGCTGCCGGGAGCCAGCGGAAGCGCCGCAGCAGCGTCTGCCGCAGCCTGTGGCTGTCGGCGTGGGTGAAGTGGCCCTGGTAGCTGGCCCACACAGCGCGGACCGCGCGCAGGCCGTCTGGCGTGGCGAGAATGCGCCGGCCGCGGACGTGGGTGGTCTCCCACTTCGCCAAGGCTTCGCGTGCGTGGCTGACGATGCGGCGGCGGACGGTGGTGTGGGTGGGGCGGACGATGTACCCGAGGAAGTCGATGCCGGTGGCGAGCGGCGCCAGGCGCTGATCGGCTTTGAGCTCGAGGCGCAGCGACTGCTGCAGGAACTGCTCGATCTGCACTCGCCAGCACTCGAGCTGGGCGCGATCGTGGTGGACGATGACGAAGTCGTCGACGTAGCGCAGGTAGCGCTTGGCCTTGAGCGTGTGCTTGACGAATTGGTCGAGCTGGTCGAGGTAGACGTTAGCGAAGAACTGGCTGCTGAGGTTGCCGATCGGGATCCCGCAGCCCGTCGGTGCGTTCTGCAGTTGCTTGTGCAGTGGCACGAGTGCGCGGCGCTCAGGTGTGGTGCGGTAGTTGACGCCGGTGCGGTCAATGGATGAACGCAGCAGCGCGTGCATGGTGCGCTGGGCCGCCAGGCTGAGACCTTCCCGGGTAGTGCGCGTCTTCAGCAGCGCGTATAGCGTGGGGCGATGGATGCGGTTGAAGAAGTTGGCCACGTCGAGCTGCAGGAACCAGCCGCCACCCTGGCCGCTGTGTACCTCTCGCACGAACTGCTGCAGGCGGCGTACGGCGGCGTGGCTGCCCTTGCCGCGGCGATTGGCAAAGCTGTCGTGGATGAATGCCGGCTCATAGATGGCCTCGATCTGCGGCACCAGCCAGTGGTGCACGACGCGGTCGCCGAAGTCTGGCGCGTGGATCTCTCGCGCCTTTGGCCGGGTCGCGATGAAGCACGTCGACGGTTGCGGCTGCCACGTGCCGGCGTTGAGCTGCTCCTGGAGTTCGATCAGGCGATCAGCCCAACGGGCATCGAACGCGAGGCGGTTGGCACTGGGTTTCTTGCTGCGGCGCGCGGCCTTCCACGCGGCGTGCAAGTCGGTGAAGCTGACCTGGTGTTCATCACCCTGCAACTCACGGGCCGGACCGCGAACCGCGCGCACGCGGTTGTTGTTGTCGCGGTGGTTGTTGTTGGCGTTGCCGTTGTTGAAGCTCACGATCCACGCGTAAGCGGCAGGCGACGCGTCCCCGCAGACTTGCGACCCGCTCGAGCAGCCGTGCTGGTAGCGCGAGTTCGTCATTTGTAGACCTCCCATCGGGAGGCGGGTACTCAGTTGCTGGGCGCGCTGCACGACGGGCGCTTGCCCTTGCGCATCCTGGCCCTTGGGGTGCTGCCCGGTCAGCTGGCGGTACCAACCGCCAGCCTGCTTACCCAGTTCGCGAGCGCTGCGGAACAGCGCTTCAAACTGCGCAAGGCTGGTGAATGCACGCAGTCGGCTGCAAAGCTGCAGCTGTATTTTCAGCTCATCAATGGCCCACACCAGATTCCACGCATGCTCGCGTTGCCTGGGTCGATCGCGCCAAGCGCGATGGGTGAGCGTGGCGATCGCCAGGGCCTTCGCGCGCAGGTCGCTGCCTGCCGCGTACCGGTGGTAGCGCGGGAAGCGACGAACAGCCAGCTCGATATCGAGCATCAGTCGCTCGGCAAGCTGTGCGATAGGTGGCAGCGCGAAGGTCATGGGAGAGCGTCAGAAAGGCCTAGAACTGACGGGCCGGACCGCGAACCGCGCGCACGCGGTTGTAGCCGTCGCGGTGGAAGCCGCTGGCGCTGCCGCTGCCGAAGCACACGAGCCACGCGAAAGCGGCAGGCGACGGCGCGTAGGGCGTGCCGGTCCAGTACCACTCGGACTTGCACGCGGGGAACGCCTCGGTGTCGATGGCGGGCTCGTGCCGGGTGTCGTCGACCAGCGTGAGCAGCTCGGTGCGTGTCGGCAGGCGCCAGTCGTCGTGCCCGCCCAAGCGTAGCGCGCGACAGGCGGCCTCGGCGGCCGCCCAGGGCACAGCCTTGGCGGTGGTGTCTTCCTGCGACCACTGCAGGCCGGTGTGCGTGTCGGTGACGATGCCATCTGCCGCCTGGAATCGATCGGCGGTTGGGTCGTTGACGGCATGAACTGCAGTCGGCGCCGTCAGCGCAAACGGACGAAGCTCTGCGAGGGCCGCGAGTGCTGTGATCAAGGTGTCGTCATCGCAGCGCAGGGTAAGTTCGAGCATGGTGATCTCCTGGAGAAAAGCTCAGAAAGGCCTAGGACTGACGGGCCGGACCGCGAACCGCGCGCACGCGGCCGCTGCCGTCGCGGTGGCTGTCGCGGGCGTAGCCGCCGTAGAAGCTCACGACCCACGCGTAAGCGGCAGGCGACGCGGCGTAGGGTGTGGCAGTCCAGTACCAGTCCGACTTGCACGTTGGGAACGCGGCGGTGTCGATCGTGGGCTTGGCGCGCGTTCTGTCGGCAAGCGGGAACAGTTCCTCGACGGTGGGCAGTCGCCAGTCGGTATGTCCGGCAAACGCCTGGGCGTTCAGTGCAGCGATTGCCGCCTCGGCTTCTGAGTGGTCGACATCAGCGTCGACGGCGTCGTCGCGCGTCCACTGCAAGCCGGTGGTGGTGTCGGTGACGACGAGCTGGTCGGATGAGACGGAGAAGCGTGAGGCGGTTACGTTTGCGGCTTGTGCGTTCATGTGGGATTCCTCGAGTGGTGTTGGGCTACGGGTAACGCGTCTTGCGTCATCGTCGGCATGCCGCTGCCGGCGCAGGGCTCGCCGCTCCGGCGTGTCGCCGCTGATGTCGGTGCTCATTTGGCGGGCTTCTTTGCCGCTGCCTTTTTCGCGGCGGTCTTCGCGGCGGCTGGCTTGGCCTTGAGCTTGGGGGCGTTTTTGCGTAGCGCGTAGCCCGGGCGGCGCAGGGGCTTGGGCAGCCAGCCGCTGCGGCGGGTGAGCTCCTCGGCTTTGCCGGCGAGTTCGGCTTTCTTGAGGCCGGTGAGCTGGGCAGCGACGGTCTTGCCGCACACCTCGGCAACGGCTTCGATGGCGAGGGCGGCGGGCACCAGGCTGAAGAACGTCTCGGCGGTGGGCTGCCAGTGGTCGGCCATGTTCAGGTCGAGGGCGTCTGCGATGGCGACGGCGCCGAAGGAGGTGCCGCCGCCGCGCATGACGGCGTCGAGCGTCATCACGGGCACGCTGGCCAGCAGGCCGACGACGGTGTCGCGGGTTTGCTCGAGCAGCCAGGGCAGCAGGCCGGCACGAGTGCCAGGCACGTGCAGGGTGTAGCGCATGTCCTCGAGGGCTTGCGCGGTTTGGGTGAGATCGGGGTTGGCGTCGAGGTCGGCGAAACCGAGCTTGTGCAGCTCACGGGTGGCGCTTTCGGCCTTCACCTGGATGGGCAGATCGCCGCCGAATTGAGGCGGATAGATCAACGGCACGAGCAAGGTGTAGGCGAGCGTGGCGAGCGCTACGTCGGCGCGCTTGAGCAGCTCGGCCTGCAGGGCAACAGTGCGGTGGGCACTGAGGCGGCGCAGCATGCTTTCGGCCAGCGTGGGCGCGGGCTTGGGGGCGGGTGTGCCGTCTTCGGTTTGAGTGGCGGCGGCGGCCTGGCGCGCGGCTTGCGGGGTTTCGGCGATGAGGCCGCGGGTGATCTCGAGCGTGCCGCTGTGGCCGAGCTTGACGCAGGCGCCGGCTTTGGCCTTTTGGCGGTCTGACCACACTTCTGCCGTGGCGCTGAGTTCCTTGATGCGGGCGGTGATCAGTTCGCGCTCGTCGTAGGCGGCCTCGAAGTCGAAATCGCCCGCTTCTTCGGCCTCCTCGGCTTGCGTCAGTTCGTCATCGAGCTGCATCGCGCGGGCTTCGAGCTGCTGCAGCTCGGCCTTGGCATCGTCACTTAGCTCGCTGCGCCTTGGCTGGCTGCGGTTGAACTTGTAGACGAAGCTGTGATCGTCGTAGTCCAGCAGCTTGACCCAGCTCCATCCCTCAGCGCGCAGGGCTTCGGCGGCGGCTTCTAGCTTCTCTGTGCCCAGACGGTCGAGCAGGTCGATATCGGCGACGTAGCCGGCGCCAGGCTCGAAGAGGTCGCGCACCACGGCGCCGCCCGCGGCTTCGTAGGCGGCGAGGCCCACGAAGACCACGCGCCGGTCACTGCTGTGCACGTGCTTCTCGGTGAGGGCCTCGCGCAGGCGGCGCGGCTCACGCGCCCAGGGTTGCCGACCATCGGGGCCCCACGCGCGCTCCTGGGCGGCGTGGTCGTCGGTGATGGCGAGGGCCATCAGCTGCTCGAGGGTGGCCTTGTCTTCGCGGAAGAGCCGCAGCAGCACGGGCGAGAGGTTGGCCAAGCGCAGGCGGCGTTCGACGACAAGCGGCGACACGCCGAAGCGGGCGGCGATAGTGTCGACGCCCATGCCCTCGGCGGCCAAGTCGCGAAAGGCCACGAACTCGTCATGCGGGTGCATGCGCTCGCGCACGGTGTTCTCGGCCGTGCTGGCTTCGAGCACGCGGCTGGTATCGGTTTCGATGAGGCAGGGGATGCCGTCGGCCAGCTCGGGCGGCAGTCGGTCTTGCTGGGCCAGCAGCTTGAGGGCGGCGAGGCGGCGGCCGCCGGCGATGACGCCGAAGCCGCCCATCGACTTGGGCGATGGCTCCACGATGAGGTTTTGCAGCAGGCCGAGCGCGGCGATGTTGGCGGCGAGGCCTTCGACATCCTTGCCGCCGGTGCGGCGGGCATTGTGCGTCGAGAGGTGGAGGTCGGAGAGCGGAATCAGCGTGGCGCTTGCGTTGGACATGGGTTGACTCCCGGGGCTTGGGATTGCGCGATCTGGTGGGTAAGCACTGCAGCGATGTCGCGATAGGCCTGCAGTGAGGCGTAAGAGCGGTTGGTGTTGCTGGCCTTGTCTTCGACGAAGCGCAGCAGCTCGCGCAGGCGAGCGGGCTTCACGGGTTCAGCCATGTGTGATCAGCCCTGGGCGCACCCACTGGAAGGCGTTCTCAGCGTGGTAGGCGGCGAGCTTGCGCAGGCCGGTTGGCAGGCCATCCTCGCCGGCCAGCAAAGGCTCGGACTCTGCGAACGCGGCGCTTTCGAGCGCGGAGAGGCACTGGCTTGCGTGGTATTGCACGCCGTTGAGTTGCTGCTGCAGACGGCTCATGCCTGCAGCACTCCCACGCGCTCGGCCTGCTGGATGCGCTCGCGGTGCGCGTCGATCCACGCCTGGGCCTGCTGCGCCTGGGCGGCGTTGTCCAGCTCGATCGACGTGCGGCCGATCCACAGGGACCAGTGGCCGGGGTCGTCGAGTTCTTCGGCTGATCGACAGTTGCGCACGTGGTCGACGGACCACGCGACGAAGCCGGCGACCTGCGGGCGCAGCATGACCACGATCTCGTCATTGATCGGCGCGGGCTTGATCTCGACGGTGATGCCGCAGGCGAGGCGGATGAGGAGCGGGGTCACAGGCAAGCGCCCGCGATGCCGTCGAGCACCTCGCCGAGCCCTTGGGGCGGCTCGGGCTCTGGCCAGCTTTCGAGCATGCGCGCCACCGCCTGGAGCTTCTTGGCGATGCACTGCGCCGAGCTATCGGCGCAGGTGGTCTCTTCCAATGTGGCGGTGGTGCCGATGCGGGCCTCGATGGGCGCCACCGCCACCACGCCGTTGGCCTTGAGCTCGCCGTACACGCGGTCTGCCAGGGCGCGGAAGGCGGTGGCCTGCTCTGCGGGGTCGGGCAGGGTGAAGGCAGGGGTGGCGGCCGGCGGGCATTCCGCTGGAACTGCGCGTTCATCGCTGGCGGGCAGCTTCCGCAGCTCAGCCAGCCATTCTTCGCGGCGCTTGGGTGTGGCCTTCTCCACAAGCGTGCAGTCGGCCAGATCGGCGCGACAGGGCGGATACCCGGACGGCCAAACGTGTTGATCGGTCACGCGAGCGACCACCCAGTCTTCACCGGTAGGGCCGTGGTGCACGATGTCGGCTACCTCGATCGCCGCTGCTGGCACTGCGCCCGCTTCAGCGCGAGCTGCTTCGGACACCTCACGGTTCGGGACGTCGATTTCGGCGGCGATCGGCGCTGCAGCGATCGGCGCGGATTCCATGCGCGCTGGCGCCGGGTCATCGCTCTGCTCAGGCGGGGCCTTGCGCAACGTCTTGGCCACGCCCGCGGCAAGCAAGTACTTCGCCGGGTAGCTGTCATCCACAGTGATGACCTTGCCCTCGGCCTTCAGCACCGACAGTGCGACGGCCACACTCTTGCTGGTGGCCTGCTCTTCGTCGATCAGCTCGCGCACCTCGGCGGCAGACAGCGCCTCGGCGCAGTTGGCGAGCACGCGCATCACATCCGTCTTGGCGCTCATGCGACGGCCTGCTGCGGGGGCGGCACACCGCAGCCGGCGTCGGCGAGCGACGCGTGATAGGTGCGCAGGCCGGCCGGTGAGGGCATGAGCTGCGACATGTGGCGGTCTGTCCAGGTCAGCAAGCCGTTTCGATGCAGCGCGTTGCATGCGCGCACGGTGTGGGCGCGGCCGGACTTGCCGCGAAAGCCGCCGCGACAGCGCGGCATGGGTGCGGCGCAGGCGTCTTCGAGTGCCTGCTGCTGTGTTGCGGGGAGGTCGGTGAAGTTCATGCGGACTCCGTGGTGCGCCGGGGCGCGGTGAGGTGGGTGGCGGTGCGGCGCGCGGTGCGGCGGCGCAGGAGGTACTTGATGCGCAGGCCGTCGCAGATGCGCTGCCAGTGGGCGATGTGCCTGGTGTGGCCGCCGTCGGTCAGGCGCTGGCGGTAGGCGGCGCGACGATCGATGACGGTGACGTCGGGCCCTGGCGCGGGTGAAGGTGCCCCAACCACGGGCGCCGATGGGGAGGGCGGCGGAGTCAGCGCGAGGGGGCGCGCTGCCCGGGGTCGGGACATGAAACGGGAGGTGAGCTGGTGCCAGATTTCGCCGGCGACCAGCAGCAGGCCCACGATGGCGAAGATCTCCATCACGCACGCTCCTGCGGGCCGCACTGACTGGCCAGGCTGTGCGCCGCCTGGATGACGTGCGCCGGCCGCTTGCCGGCGTCGAGCAGGCGTGAGGCGTAGCTCTCGACATCGGGCAGCGCGGCATGCCGGCTGCACGCCGGCCGCGCGGCGAATCGAACGCGGCGCATCAGGGCCTCGGCGCTGAGGTCGGCCGCGGCACGCTGCCAGCGCGGGAAGGGGATGACGGTGGCGGTCATGCGCGCGACGCCTGGCGCGTGGCGGTGTGGTGCCCAGCTTCGGCGCCGTGCTTGGCGTCGCGCTTCAATTGCGCGATGGCGCGCTCGGCTTCGTTGAAGCGCAGCGATTCGAGCCAACTCGCGGCCGACTTGCCGACCCAGGCGTCGTCGGTTCCGAGCCGGCGGTACTTCCGGGTGACCTCGCCGCGGTCGTAGCCGGCGGCGGCGAGCAGGGCCTTGATCTCGATGCGCTGCTGGGCGGTGGCAGACGCCTTGACCGAGCTCATGCGGCGGCCTGCTGGATGGCGATCAGGCGGCGCTGAAAGCGGCTGTTCTCCGCGCGCAGGTCGGCGGCCTCGCGCTCAAGCTCGCGCACCTCGAGGGCCGCGTTGCGGTACGTCATGGCCGCCAGATCGTTGTCTGAGCCGGCCGCCTCCTGGGCGAGGTTGTCGAGGAGTTGGGTTGCGGTGGTTGCCATCACTAGCTCCGAAGAGCGCCCCGGCGGGGCGGATGGCGAAACTATAAACGCGCTTACATCGCAGTGCAAGCGTGCTTACATCATCCCGTGCGACTCACCCTAGTTGCAGTTCGTGTGCGCAAGCGCAATCACGTCTTCGGAGACTCGCAGGGAGCGTAATGCCTGCCATAGCTCGAGCAGCGTGGCTGTTGATTCGGCGTTGATTGATCCATCAGACATCACCCCGCACGTCATGTGCAAAGCCTCGAATCCGCCCATCCTGTTGCGGGCTCGAATCTCGATGCCTAGATGAATGTCGTCTCTTCGGCGGGCCCATGCCGAGGAGACAACGTACGCGCTGCGCGGGTCAAGCAAAAGTGGCCGGTACGCGTCGAGGCACTTCTCGGCAGAATTGGCCGGAACGGGCTCTGGGATGGTGCAGAAGGGGGCATTGTTCTCAGCGTAGCGGCCTTCGCGCTCAGTCTCTTCCGCCACCGATTGCTGCGCCTCCTGTTCAGAGGTGCAGTGCTTGCGCCATATGCCATCGGGGCACTTGTAGTGGGTGCCACCAGGCGGCTTGTAGGACCAACTCTTGGGGTCTACTTCGTACCGCCTGTCGGTGTCTGAGCAAGACGCTAGTGGCACTCGGGCGCCATCACGGAAGCAACGAATCTCCGCGCCAACTAAAGATCCTGAAGCAATGAGCAGCGATAGGGTGAGGGCAGAAACATGCGACATGTGGGCTCCTGACGCTAACGAAAGAGGCCGCCTGATCCCGACCGGTCGATGACTTGTCCAAACAATGCAACCCGATCTCCAATGGCATCCGCCTCGACAAAGATGTCTGGGTAGGCCTGCTTGTCACTGTTCTCGCTGACGATACGATAGCCACCACCGTGCCGGAAGATGTACTTGACGACTACTTCGCCGTCCAACGCGAAGGCATACATGTTGCCGCTGCGGATCTGGGTTTCCTCCAGCGTGAAGTGGACCGCGATCTTGTCGCCATCGAAGAGCACGCGCTCCATGCTGGCGCCGTTGACGCGCATCACTCTGACATTCTCAGGCTTGGCACCGAAGCGCCGAAACCAATCGCGCTGGAAGGGCATGCGGTACTTGGTCTCCACGTACTCCGGCGACCATTGTCCCGGCCCCGCGCCAGCGACCATGTCTACGAACGGCACAAGTGATTCGGTCATTTGGTCGACGTCGCCGTCCCCATCGATGGCACGCACGGCATATGCGTGAAGCGGTTCTTGAATTTGCTTCGCACTGGCGGCCGCTTCGGTGCCATCGCGCGGGGCGAAGAATTTTGGCTCTCGGCCCGAATTGAGCCATGTCCCGCGGTAGCCAGTCTCCGACTCATAAGCGGCGAGCAGCTTCCCTCCAAGCTGTTGGGTCTTCCCGCCTTCGATCAAGTAGATCGCCTGGGCTGTGACTTTCAGTCGTCTGGCAAACGCCGCAACGTTTCGTTCGCCAGTTGATAGGCGCGCTTCGGTGGCTCGTTCTGCAAGCGTTGACATGTAAGCCATTTTACAATCTTGGCGTGTAAGTGGGCTTGCTATAAGGGCAAAGTCTGCTTACACTCCTGCAGCAATGACGCCGACCATCGACAAGAAGCAAGCTCTGGATGCCTACGCCGGCAACGCAAGTGCGCTCGCTCGCGCGCTGCAGATCACGCCTCAAGCGATCTACCAGTGGCCTGACGGGCCAATTCTCGAGTTGCACGCCCTGAAGCTTTGGTTTGTTCTGCGTCCCGAGTACTTCCAGTCGCTGGCCGCTAAGGCCTCGGCGGCTGCAGAGGGCGAACCCACCCCAGACCGCGCCGATAGCGCGCAGGCGGCTTGAATGCTCAATCCAGCTTACAAGCCCGCAAGCATGCGTTCGGTGGGTATGCCTCCCGCGCATCCCGATGTGGTGGGGCTTTCGCTCAGTTGCGGCACGGACTGCCCCGCCGATGCCATGCGCTTTCACTTCACGCGGGAGGAAGCCGAGCGCTTGGCGTTGGCCTTGCTCGATGCGGTCTCCATTCAGCGCTATCGAGTGGCCCAGTCGTCTATCTGCTCGGGCAAGCCAAATTGCGACGGGTCGCCACAATCGGGCCATGCGCAATGACCGCCGGCCAAGTCGTCCAGCGCGTGCTGAGCCGTGTGAAACGGGCCGTCGAAACAATCGTCGCCGTGCCAGAGCATCCATCCGCGCGGCTCTCGCACGATTCGGAAAACGCCGGCGCGGGTGTTGTGCCAGTACATGGACGCCTCCGTCATGCGGACTGATTCGCACCGCGAAGCATATCGCGAGCCCCACACCCCAGACCGCGCCAATAGCGCGCAGGTGGCGTGATGGCCATGTACATCGAGGACCTTTCGCCCAGTGAGCTTGAGTCCGTCGGCATGGACGTCCAAAGCCACGGCACGGTGGTGGCGTACGCCTACACCCTGAAGCACGGGTTGGCAGTGTCGCCCTCGCAGCACAGGCAGCTGATGGTGATGCACCGATCGCTGGGAAGAATGCTGACCGACGCCGAGTTCGCGTCAGTCGTTGGCACCGAGGGTGGTGACGATGCGCACCACTGACCCGCGCTTTGGTTTCCGCTTGCGGCCGCTGGTGTATGCGCGGATGGCGATGAGCGCCTCGGGCCTGGTAACCGGCCGGTACGCACAGATCTCGTACGTCACGCCTGTTTGCGGGTCGCGAAGTGTGGCCTGTACCGATGGCATGTCCATGCAGATTGGTCCGCTGGACGGTGCCCGAATCGTAACCCCAGACCGCGCCGATAGCGCGCAGGAGACCCGTGATGCCGCGTGAACACTCATCGCCAGAGGGCATCGATGCTGCACTGCTCGAGCACGAGATCGAAGCGCTGGCGACGCTCGCGCTGTCTGTCCTGCAGACCCGTGGCTGCAGTGCGGCAGAGGCTTCGGCAGAAGCCGCAGTGATACGGCGCTCTGCCCGCGGCGATGCTGCGGCTATTTTGTCTCGTACGCCTGCTTGACCGCCGCTCGAATGTCCTTGAATGCCGCGGTGATCTCTTGGAGGTTCCCAGTGCCTGATGTGCTGCGTGCGATGGCTTTGGCCTGCAAGGCAGCGATCAGGATCTCGGATGCAATCTCTTCGAAGGACTTGCTCACGTCGGTCTCCGGTGGTGGCGATGGTGGGGTAGCACTCCCATTCTGCCACCGGCAGGCCGACCCCTTCAGCTTGGCATGCGTGATTCCACCGGCGGCAGGGATGATGACGGCTGTCCATGTGGGCAGGTTGATGCGTTTGCATAGCAGCGTCATCGTTCATGTGGTGCCCGCGTGAACGTTCTCGACGCCGCGCACCGCACGGTCCACGCCTACCCGGGCGGCAGTGAGTCACTGGGCCCGCGCATCGGCATCGTGCCTGCGGTGCTGCGCTCCAAGGTCAACCCGAACTGCCACAGCCACCGCCTGGCGATTGACGAGGCGGACCTGATCATGGGCGCCACGGGTGACCTGTCCATCCTGCAGGCGCTCGCGGCCAACCATGGCTGCACGCTGCAGCGCATCGACGGTTCTGCACCCGGGTCGCTGTTCGGCGCGCACCTGGCTAGCACCGGTGCCTCGGGTGATTTGGCCGGTGTTTTAGCTGCGGCGCTCGCCGATGGTCGGGTGTCTGCCAACGAGGCCGCCACGATCTCGCGCGCCGGGGCCGCACTGCAGGCCGCGATCGTGCACCTGGTGTCGCTGGCCTACGCCGATGCGGTGCAGTCGAGGGCCAAGCCCGCATGAAGCGCAAGGCCCGGCCAGGCGTCAATCCGTTGGCGGACCCGCGCCGGGCACGATATGTGCGGGCCGCGCTGGATCGCCGCCGAGTGTCGGATGAGCAATTGGCGCTGGCGCGACTGCGTGCCGATCCGGAGCGGCAAGCGCAAGCGGTTTCGCGCGTGAAGGGGCTGCTGGCGATGCTGGGTGATTCGACGTGAGCGTGAGCCACTGCATGCACCGTGCGCTGGAGATAGCGCGCACGCCTGTCGATACCTGGGGTGCGCAGATCGCTGATCTGCCAGAAGGCTGCACGCACTCGGATTGCGGTGCGCCGCGCAGCTGCCGTGAGCGCATTGCTGAGTACATGCGTATGCAGTGGCGCATTGAGCAACACCAGGCGCTGCGACGGGAAGAGATCGCCAAGGTGGCGGCAGCGAAAAGGGCGTTTGCGTGAGCGATCGTCCGAAAATCGATGTGGATGGAATCAAGGCGCGCGCCGATATTGTCGAGGTGGTGCAGAGGTATGTGCCACTGAGGAAGGCTGGCAAAGACTGGGTTGGGTTGTGCCCGTTCCACAGTGAGAACTCGCGCAGCTTCACTGTGAGTGAGAAGGGGTTCGTGCACTGCTTTGGGTGCGGGGCTCACTACGATGTGATCGGGTTCATTCAGGCGATCACTGGCGCGACGTTCGTTGATGCGTGCCGGCAGCTGGGCGCCGAGGAATTCGGCGAGGCGCGGGCGATCGTGCGGCGCGAGCTGTCGCAGGTGCCTGATGTTCGCTGGGTGCCGATACTGCCGGTGCCAGGTCACGCGCTTGAGTTGATGGCGGATGAGTCGCGCACAGTGCCGGTGCACAACCCGGGTTCGGGAAAAACATGCGCATGGCGGCCTGAACGAGTTGATGCGTATCGCGATGCGCGCGGCGCATTGCTGGGTTACGTGCTGCGCCTTGTGCTGCCAGCGAAGGACGGCAAGAAAGCGGGTAAGTGGACGCCGATGGTGACGTGGTGTGTGGGGCCTGATGGTGCGCAGCAGTGGTGTCTGCAGGCCTTCCCGGAGCCGCGCCCTATGTGCGGCCTTGACGCGTTGGCGGCAATGCCCTGGGCGCCTGCGCTGGTGGTGGAGGGCGAAAAGTGCCGCGCGGCTGGCGCTGGCGCGCAGGATCAATACGCCGTGATGACCTGGCCGGGTGGAAGCAACGGCATCGCCAAGGTGGATTGGTCGCCACTGCATGGTCGTGACGTGGTGTTGTGGCCGGATGCTGACCCCTCCGGGGTGGCGGCGATGATGGGGAAGTCGAATCTGACGGGGTTGGTTTCACCTGGCGTCGCGCAGCTGGTGGCGCGCGCGGGTGCGCGATCTATCCGAATCATCGATACGAGCGGCCAGCCGAAGGGCTGGGACATAGCGGATGCGTTGCAGGTGGACCTTTGGACGTGGCCTCAGCTGGCTGCATGGGCGGCCGCGCGGGTCGCTGATGTGCGCGTGGTGCGGGCATGACCGGGATGTCGGCGCGGAAGGTGGTGACGCTGGTCGACGGTGGCAAAGGCAGCAAGGGTGGCCCGCCCGCCGGCGGTGGTGGTGGCATGCCTGGGGGCGACGATTGGCACTACCGGCTGACGAAGAATCGCGACGGCAAGGTTGAGGGGACGCTCCACAACCTGCTGCTGATCTTTGAGAACGATGAACATCTTGCTGGGCTGTGGTGGCTCAACGAGTCATCCAACCAGGTCGTGCTTTCGCGTGATGCGCCGTGGCCAGGTGGCAATCGGGAAGAGTTCACTGACTCCGACAGCTGTGAGCTGGCAGCTTGGCTGCAGACGCCCGAGAACTACGGGATGAGTTGCAGCGATGAGGCGGTGCTGAAGGCAGTGATTGCGGTGGCGCGACGACACCGGCGACATCCTATCCGCGAGTATCTGTGCGCGCTCAAGTGGGATGGTGTTGAGCGCATTGATTCGATGCTGGTGGATCTGTTCGGTGCTGAGGACACGAGTTACTGCCGACGCGCAGCGCGGTGTTTCGTTGTGTCGGCGGTGGCGCGAATCATGTGGTTCGACGCCAAGCAACCGTTTGTGGGTGCGCAGGTGGACTTCATGCTGGTGCTCGAGGGCGAGCAGGGCAAGAAGAAGAGCTCGGCCATACGTGAGCTGTTCGGATCCAACTGGTTCGTTGAGACCAACGAATCGCCTTCGTCCAAGGATTTCTATCAGGTCATCCAGGGGTGCTGGGGCGTCGAGATCGCGGAGATGGATTCGTTCGGCAAGGCGGACGTGACCAACGTCAAGACTGCCATCACCAGGCGCGTGGATAAGTTCAGGGCGCCCTACGAGCGCGTACCTCGCAGCTACAGGCGCGAGTGCGTGTTCGTCGGCACGACGAACGAGGGCGAGTATCTGCGCGACCCAACGGGCGGTCGCCGGTTCTTGCCGGTGCGCACGGCGGCCATGGTCGATATCGAGGCTATCCACAAGCTGCGTGATCAGCTGTGGGCTGAGGCGGTGAAGCTGTTCAACGATGGCGAGCAGTGGTGGGAGTTGCCACCCGAGGCTGGTGAGCAGCAAGAGCAGCGCTACGTAGGTGATTCGTGGGAGGGCATCATCAACCGGTGGCTGGCCGGCGCGGCAGTAGGCGAGCATTCCTACCCAGGGCGATTGATCGGGGGGCGGCCAGACTGGACGACCACGGCCGAGGTGTTGCAGTACGCCCTGAAAGTGGAGATCGCCAAACACGGCAAGCCTGAGCAGATGCGTGTCGCGGCCGCCATGAAGCGGCTGGGGTGGCATCACGACCGGGTGATGGTAGACGGCTACCGCGAACGACGGTGGCTACGCGCAGCGCATGATGTGCAAGCGGCGGCAGGCGGAGGTGGCAGTGATCCGCCGTTCTGATCCCGATCTGCCCGACCTTTGTCGGCCACTGCCCAACCTTTGCCCAACCTTTGCCCAACCTCGGGACAGTTGGGGTATGGGTTTGCCCAACCTACCCAACCTTTTCGCCTCGCGCGTATGGGGTTTGCTCGGCCACTACACAAACAAAATATTCGCATACAGGTTGGGTAGGTTGGGTAGGTTGGGAATCGTCAAGCGCGGCGCGGGTTTCAGACTGCCCAACCTCCTGCCCAACCTCGTCGCATCTCGCGAGGTCAGCCAATCCGCTTCCGTGATCGTGCGCAATGCAACGGCCCCCACCAGTCGACGGGTCCTCCCCAATCAAACGGAACTGCGGGTAGTGAGGCCGCGATTGGCGTGCGTGTTTGGCGTTCCGGCTTTGGTTCCGGTGGCAGGGTGGGTTGCGCCATGAGTTCCGGCCAGTGGATGACCGCGGTCGAGTACGCGGTGCATCGCGGCTGCAGCGACAGCTTCGTGCGTCGCCTGCGTCGCCAAGGCCGGCTGGTCACGTCCGCTGATGGCCGGCTGATCGACGTGGTGCAGTCGGATGCGTTGCTCGACGAAACGAATGACCCGCTGCGCGGCGGCGATCGCACTGCCGTGGCGGCTGACTCAGCGGCTGTCGCTGCCGCGATCAACCTCCCCGAGTCGGGCGGCCCAAACATCAAAGAGGCTGTGCGCCGCGAGCGCTTGGCGAAGGCACGCTTGGCCGAGCTCGATCTTGGCGAGCAGGCCGCCGACCTCACGCGCCGGCGCGAGGTGCACCGGGCCGTGTTCACGCTGGCGCGGCAGGCTATGGAGCGCCTGGGCGCGATGGGCAGCCGCTTGGGCCGGCGTCTGGCCAGTGAAACAGAGCCCGCCGCCTGCGCCGCGCTCATCGATGAAGAAGTTGCGCAGATCTGCAAAGAAATGCAGCGGCAGGCGACCGAGATGGGCGCGACGGGCACGCAGGCCGTGCGGAGCGCCGCCTGATGTTCGACACGCTCTACGACTACGACGTACCCCTCGCCGATGCTTGCGCGCTGGTCTGCGAGGCCTGGCTAGCGGCCTGGACGCCGCCTGCGAAGCTCACAGTCAGCGCCTACGCCGACGCCCACCGCATCATCGCCAAAGGCTCGGGCGCCGAGCCTGGGCCGTGGCGCACGGCTCGCACGCCGTATCTGCGTGAGATTCAGGATTCGCTCTCCGCGCATTGCCCGGTTCGCGAGGTCAGCTTCAAGAAATCCGCGCAGATCGGCGCGACAGAAGTCCTCATCAACTGGGGCTGCTACGTCATCGATCACACGCCCGATGCGATGATCGTCGCGCAGCCCGTGAAGGATCTGGCGCGCAGCTGGGCGAGCGGCAAGTTTGATCCCGCCGTCGCGCTCATGCCGGAGCTCGCCGCCAAGATTACCTCCGACAACACGCTCGAGAAGATGTTTCCGGGCGGAACGATGTGGGTCATCTGGGCCAACTCGAGCAACCAGCTGCGACAGCGCACCGCGCGCTACATCGCGATGGATGAGGTCAACGAGTACCCCGATGACCTCGATGGTCAAGGGTCGGCTGACAAGCAGCTCGAGGCGCGCGCGCTGTCCTACGGCGACCGCGGCAAGATCTACCGCGCCTGCACGCCGACAGTCGCCGGCAAGAGCAAGATCTCGAAGAGCTATGACGAAGGCGACGCCCGCCACTACCTGGTGCGCTGCCCGCACTGCCGTCAGCATTTTTCCTTCACTGAAGCGCTGCTGCAGGACAACGGAACCTTCCTCTGCGGTCATCAGGGCTGCGGCGTCGAGATCGGCGAAGAGCACAAAACCGCCATGCTGGTCGAGCGCAGCGCGTGCGCTGACTGCGGCACAGTGCCGGTGCGCACCATTCACGACGTCGGCCGCAACGGCTCGCTAATCTTTGCCGACGCCTGCGAATGTCGCTACATCATCGACCCGCCAGTGCCTGACGGCGCATATCACCAGCCCAGCAACCCCGAGGCCGATCCTCTCCACCGCAGCTACCACGTCTGGGCTGCATACACACCGGAAGGCCTCGGCCTCACCTGGGCAGAGATCGCCAAGCGTCGCGCCGAAGCCGCCGCCGACCCGACCAAGCAAGCCGGCTACACCAACCTGATTCTGGGTCTCGACTTCGAAGGCGAGCGGCAGTCGCAAGACTCGACCGAGGTCGCGACGCTCGCCGAGGCTGGCGTGAACCTCGGAGTGGTGCCTCGGGGTGGCTACATCCTGACTGCCGGCGTCGACTGCCAGCACGACCGCTTCGAAGTGCAGGTGATCGCCAGCGGCCGTGGCCAGCGCGTTCGCGTTGTCGACTACCAGGTGATTGACGGCGACCCGTCATTGCCTACCGGATACGAGCAGCTGGATGCCTACCTCAAGCGCACGTTCCGCAACTGGTGTGGCGTGGACATGCCCATCCTCGCCGTGGCCATCGACGGTGGTAACTGGACGGAGATGGTCGCGCAGTACGTCAAGCGCGCTGTGAGCTTTTCCGGCAACAGCCGGCTGATCGAAACCAGCCGCGGCTATCAGCCTCAGCGCGTCTACCTGGTGCGCGGCCGAAGCGAGAAGAAATCAGACCGCGCCGTTTACCGTCCTGCGAAGACCGAGGTCAACCATCGTGATCGCACCATCGCCCGCAGCGTTGGTGTGTGGGGCGTCGGCACCAGCGTGCTCAAGCACATGATCTATGGCTGGCTGTCGTCGGCCATCGTCAAGCGCGAAGAGGCCAACAAGGCCGGCGAGCCCGAGGATATCGACGCCCGCATGCTGCGTTTCCCTGGCGGGCGCGGCGAGCCACACGATCCGCTGAAGCCAGATCCCGGCGCGCTGCTGCCCACCTACTACGCTGGCCTCACCTGCGAGTACTTCGACCTCGATGCGCAGCAGTGGATCAAGCCGAAGGGCAAAGCCAACGAGCCACTGGACACGCTGGCCTACGCAATCTGGGCAGCCCTCAGCCCAGCCATCAAGGTCGACGCCATGCGCGAGCCGCAGTGGGAAGCACTGCAGGCCCAGCTTGAGCCCGCGGAGGATGATCTCTTCGCGTCCCAATCGCTGCGCCCTGCACCAAAAGCGCCTGACGCTTCCCGTGAAACATCTCCCCCGCAACCCTCCACCACAAGCGTCGCCAGCGACGCCTGGAGCCGCCGGCTGTGAGTCGCAAGGTCGAGCGTTGCCGGGCACGTGTGGGTGAGCTGGTTGATGAACTATCGATCGGTGCAGCGCTGCGGCTGCGAACGAACAGCGACGACATTCGCCACGTTGTCGCGGCGGTGGTGGCATATCTGATCGAGGAGTATCCGAGTCAGGACCTCTACATTCCCGCCGGCGCCAGTGAGCCGCAGTATCCCGTGGCAGCGCTTCGGCGCGCACTGCAATCCGGCAAGTCGGTGCGCTCAATCTGTCGCGAATACCGCATCTCGCGACGCACGCTTTACGCCGTGCTCGACAGCGAGGATGTGAGCGCCAGCGCATAGACGCGGGTGCGTCCCGTTCCCCCGAGACTGGGACGCACTAGCTCAGGAATATGCACCTCGCGCCCCCTTTCATGCGGGGTGGAGAGACCTGAGCCAAATGCCCACCGCCGCCGCCACGATGCTGCAATCCTACATGGACGCCGAAACGGCGCTCCTGAAAGGGCAGTCGATTCGATGGGGTGAGCGCATGCTCACGCGCGCCGATCTGGCCGTGGTGCAGGCAGGCCGCCGCGAGTGGGAGGGAAAGGTTGCTGCCGAGTCGGCAGCCGCGCAGGGCCGATCATCGCTGTTTGCAGTGGCGGACTTCAGCGGCCGCGGTGGTGACTGCGAGGGCTTCCGGTCGTGAACTGGGTGGCCCGCGCAATCGACCGCACCGTCGAGACCATCGCGCCCATGCACGGCTTGCGGCGCGCCCAGGCGCGCAACGCCCTCGCGTTGTCCAACAAAGCGTACGACGCTGCTGATCGCAACCGCTTCCGCGACTCCGTGCGCGACTTCGGCAGCGGCAACAACGCCGTGGTCGGCAGCGGCTTGTACGTGCGCAACATGGCGCGCCACCTGGACCGCAATCACGACATCGTCAGCGGCGGCCTGCACACCCTGGCGCAAAACATCATCGGCGCCACGGGCATCGGCGTCGAGCCGCAGCCGCGCAACCGCAACGGCGACGTGCTCGAGGATCTCGCCTTCCAGCTCAGCATGCTCTGGAGCGACTTCTGCAAGCGGCCCGAGGTTACCTGGCAGCACGACAACGGCAGCATGGAGCGCCTGTTGTGCCGCACCTGGTTGCGCGATGGCGAAGGCCTCGCGCAGGAGTTGATTGGCCCTGTCCCGCTGCTCGATCACGGTACGCGCGTGCCGTACAGCCTGGAGATGATCGAGCCGGACTTGCTGCCGTGGGATTTCACCGAGCCGGGCCGAGGCATCACGCAGGGGGTGCAGCGCAACGCCTGGGGGCGTCCCGTCGCCTACCACCTGTACAAGCAACACCCCGGCGAGATGCTGGCCCTGCTCGGTGAAACCAAGAGCGTGCCGGCCGAGCGGATGATGCACATCAAGCTGGTCGACCGCATCGGCCAGGTGCGTGGTATCAGCCTGCTGGCGTCCGTGCTCACGCGCCTGGACGACCTGAAAGACTACGAAGAAAGCGAGCGCATCGCCGCGAAGATCGCCGCGTGCTTCGCCGCTTTCATCATCAAGGGCGACGCAACCCATCTGCCGGAAGGCGTGCCCGACAAGGATCGCACTGCGCGCCTTTCGCCGGGCATGGTGTTTGACACGCTGCGCCCTGGCGAGTCTGTCGGCACTGTCGACACCAATCGCCCCAACCCGAACCTTGAAGGCTGGCGCAATGGCCAGCTGCGTGCCGGTGCGTCGGGCTTCCGCATCAGCTTCAGTTCGTTCGCGAAGAACTACAACGGCACCTACAGCGCGCAACGGCAAGAGCTGGTCGAGCAGTACGGCGCCTATGGCGTGCTCAGCCAGGAGTTCATCGGCGCGATCGCGCGCCGTAAGTACGAGCGCTTTGCCGCTGTCGCCCTGGCCACACCCGGCCTGCTGCGCATCCCGTCCGACTTCGCGGCCATGAGCATTGGCGACGCGATGTACGTCGCGCCGCAGATGCCGTGGATCAACCCGATGCACGAAGCCGAGGCCATGGCGCTGCTCGAAGAGCACACCTACATGTCCGGCCCCGAGATCATCCGCCGCCGCGGCGCAAACCCGCGCGACGTGCTCGATCAGCAATCGGCCTGGATCGAGCGCAAGCGCACCTGGGGCATTCCCAGTGCCACGACCGGGCCAGCCAAGCCACCGGAGAACCCCATGCAAAACACCCCCGGCGCGGCAGCGCCCGCCGCTGCGCGTCATCGCACCAGCCACCTTGCTGCCGAGGCGTCAACCTCGGGCGCAACTGGCCAGCGCTCGGTGCTGCGCGCCACCGCGCTCGCCTCTGGCGTCGAGCTGCTGATCTACGGGCCCATTGGCCTGAGCTTCTGGGATGACGGCATCACCGTCGAGTCCATCGCTGCGCAGCTGCGTGCCGCGCCGGCCGGTGATGTACGCGTGCGCATCAACAGCGACGGCGGCTTTGTCAGCGAGGGCATCGCCATCCACAACGTGCTGCGCGAGTGCGGTCGGCGCGTCGTTGTCGATATCGAAGGCGTGGCCGCCAGCATCAGCAGCCTGATCGCGATGGCGGGCGATGAGACCCGCATCTACTCCAACGCGTCGATGATGCTGCACACGCCAAAGGCCGGCCAGTTCGGCTCGCCGGAGGACATGGAAGACGCCGCGCAGTACCTGCGCGTGCAGCGCGAGGCCATGGCGCAGAGCTACGCCCGCAAGACCGGCCGGCCCGCCGCCGAATTTGTCGCTCTGATGGCTGACGGCCGCGACCACTGGTACACCGCCGGCGAATCCATCACCGAGAAGCTGGCCGACACCCTCATCGACGGCACGCCCGCGCAGCTCGAAGCCGACGCTGCGGCCGCTGCCCTTGTCGGCTACATCAACGCGATCAGCAAGGCGCCGGATGCCCCGCGCCTCCAGCTGCGTTCGCACATCAACTCGGCCGTTTCCGTGGCCGCTTTCGCCTCGCTTTCCGAGGCATACCAACGCTCCGTCCTGGAGCACATAGAGGACCCAGCCATGCGTAAGCTTTTGGTTGAAGCAATGGCGGCTGTCGCAGGCGCCCCGCCGAACACCACTCCCGCAGCAGCGCCCGCTGTTGCCACCGCTCCAGCACCTGCCGTTGCACCAACGCCTGCGCCCGCACCGGCAGCCGTCGCTGTGGCGCCCCAGCCAGCCGCCGTGGCTGCCGATGCGATGGCCCTGGCCACCGCCGCCATCGCCCAGCGCAACACCACCATCCGCGGCATCTTTGCCAGCTTCCGCGAAATGACCGGCGTCGCGACGCTCGAGGCCGACGTGCTGGCCGATCCCAGCATCACCATCGAGCAGGCGCAGGCGCGCTTGCTGGGCCGCGTTGGCCAGGGTTCGCCGGTGCAGGGCACCGCCGGCCACGTCGAGGCAGGCACTGACGAGCGTGACCGTCTGCGCGCAGCCGCATCCAATCTGCTGCTGGCCCGCCACAACATCATCCAGGGCCCCGAGGCCGAAGCCGCGCGCCAGGGCAACCCATTCGGCAGCATGACGCTGACGGCGATGGCGGAATCGTTCCTGCGCCACCAGCACGTCGACACGCGAGAGATGAACCGCGAGCAGATCGCGGTTCGCGCCCTGGCGCAGCAGACCGCCAGCGACTTCGTGGTGGCCCTCGAGAACACGATGCACCGCTCGGTGCAGGCCGGCTACCGGCTCATCCCGTTCACCTGGTCGCGCTTCTGCTCCGTCGGCATGCTCACCGACTACCGCCCGCACAACCGCTACTCGCTGTCGAGCTTCAGCGATCTGAAGGACGTCAACGAATCCGGCGAGTACGAGGACGGCTCGCTGGGCGACGCCGAGAAGCAAACCATTCAGGGCAAGCGCAAGGGGCGCATCCTGCAGATCACTCCGGAAGTCGTCGTGAATGACGACCTCGGCTTGATCCTGCGTGCAGCTGGCGCCCTCGGCCAGGCCGCGGGTCGCACGATCGAGAAAGACGTGCACGCCCTGTTCGCCTTGAACAGCGGCTTCGGCCCGACGATGTCGGACGGCCTCGCGCTGTTCCACGCCAACCACGCGAACCTGGCTGCCACCGCCGGCGCGCCGACCATCGCGATCATCGATGCAATGCGTCAGCAGATGGCCAGCCAGATGGACCCGGCCGGTAACGACTACCTGGACATCACCCCTGCGCTGTGGGTGGGCCCAATGGCTCTCGGCAGCACGGCGCGCGAACTGAACGCGCAGGAATACAACGACGAAAGCAACAAGAACCAGCGCAAGCCCAATGTTGTGCGTGGTCTCTTCCGCGACGTTGTCGACTCACGCCGGATGGCCGCGCAGGTCTGGTACACGTTCGCCGATCCGAATGTCGAGCCGGTGTTCGAGGTTGCCTTCCTCGATGGCGTGCAGACGCCGACGCTCGATCAGCAGACCAACTTCCGCACCGACGGCGTCGCCTGGAAGGTCTCGCATCGCTACGGCGTTGGCGGGGTCGCCTGGCGTGGCGCCGTGCGTAACGCCGGCGGCTGATCGCCGGCACAGCGCCTCAGCTCACCTGACTGAGTCAAACCCCTAGCCACATCGCCCGGCCCTACATCGGCCGGGCACATTCAAGAGGAAACGTGTCATGGCAAAGAACTATGTGTGTCCCGGCGACACCATCCCGTGGGTCAACACCACCGGCGTAGCGGTCGCTTCCGGCCAGCTCGTGCGAGTCGGCCACATGCTGGGCGTGGCGCTGGTCGCCATTGCCATCGGCGCCACCGGCAGCGTCGCAATCGAGGGCGTGTTCCGCGGCGTGCCGAAGGTCTCCGGCGCAGTCTTCGTTCAGGGCGAGAAGCTCGTCTTCGACTCGAGCGCCGGCTCCGGCGTGGGCGCATTCGATGACGCCGCAGCCACGCCAGCCACTGGCGACATCACCGGCGGCGCCGTGGCCTGGGCGGCGGGCACCGATGGCCAGACCACCTGCACGGTGAAGCTCACCCCGGGCAACGCAACGCTCACCGCGTAACCACTCAGGGCGCCGGGCAGCCGCCCGGCATTGCGGTGCCGACCACTCCCCGGCACCGCCTTTTTTCATCGTCATCCGCGAGGGCCGCATGCGCAGGATTCCGCCAGTCACGTCAGGGCAAACAGAAACCGGCGAAGGCCCGGTGCCGCACCGGCTGATGCGGGTTGCCGGGCACACGTTTCGCGCGCCCGTGGTGCTGCAGGACAGTCACTCGCGCGGCAGCCTGCCGCGGCCGGTGCGCGTTGACGATCGCCTGGTGTACGCGCTGCCCGGCGGCGGGCGGGTGGTGGGCTGATGGACGCGCAGTCGGCTTACTTCATCGTCTCCATCGTCATCACCGTGTTCGGCGCTGTGTACGCGTTTGCGCGTTGGGCGTGGCCGCGCATCAAAGCGGTGACGGAAAAGCTCCGGCCGTACTTTGCGGGCCTTGCCTCGCTCGACGTGATCTGCGCAGATCTCGCCGCCATCAAGCACGAGCTGCTGCCCAACGGCGGCGGCAGCTTTCGCGATGAGTTTCGTGAGCAGGCCCGTGAGAACCGGATGCAGGGCGCGATCTTGCGCGCCTCGCTGGACTTCTCCGACGCCGCGATGTTTCAGGCCGACGCCACCGGCGAGTTCCGCTGGGTGAGCGCTACGCTGCAGGGCTGGGTGGGGCGTTCCTTCTCCCATCTGCTGCGCCGCGGCTGGCTCACCAGCGTGGCCGACGAAGACCGCGAGCGCGTGCGCGCCGGCTGGGAAGCCGCGCTGCGCGATCAGCGCGAGTACCGCGGTCAGTACACGTTGATCAGCGACACCGGCGAGCGCATCCCCGTTGAGTGCGTCGCGCGCCCGGTGTGTGACCCGGCCACCGGCGTGCTGCATCGCTACCTGGGCCACATTCGCCGGCGCTCCTCGGCAATCACCAGCGCCTGGCTGCCGGATGACGGCGCATGACCACGCCTGCACCTGTCGAAACCACCCCGCCGGCCGGCGCCGGCCGCCTGGGTTTTGTTGGCGCCAGCGCCGCGGCGGTGATGCTGCTGTGGGCTGCGCTGATCGGCTCCGAGCAGCGCGAGTACGTGCCGTACCTCGATGTGTTCGGGGTGTTGACCGTGTGCGCCGGCATCACCGGCCCGGAAGTGATCGCCGGCCGCACCTACTCCGACACGGAGTGCGATGCGCTCGAGCACGGCTACATCACACGCATGCTCGCGCGCATGGGTGAGTGCGTGAAGCGCAGCGATCTTGCGCTGCACCAGGTCATCGCCTGGGGCCACTTCGCCTACAACGTGGGCAATGCCGGCTTCTGCAAATCCACCGCCGCAAGCTACTTGAACAGCAAGCGCGACAAGGAAGCCTGCGATCAGATCATGCGTTGGACGTTCGGCACCTCGCGCCGCACTGGCAACCGAATCGACTGCGCTGTGCGTGCCAATCGCTGCTACGGCCTGTACGACCGGCGCCTGCGCGAGCGCGCCATGTGCAACGGAGACATGGACGCGTTCAAGCCCGGCTGGAGCGCAGCCGCATGATCAGCCTGCTGCTCGCCGCAACCATGGTGGTGGTGATCGATCCACCAGCGCCGAAGTCCTGCGAACTTCCTGGCCTTCGCATCGTGCTGGCGGATGGCAACGTGATCTACGCCTTGTCAGCTGACTACATGCTGCCGCCTGCGCTTGGCATCGTGATCGTGCCGTTGCCCGACCAGGTGTTCTGCCACGGCTTCGAGCGGCCGGCGCCATGACCGTCGTTCAGGCACTGCAGACCTATCTGGTCAAGATCCTGGCCGGCGTCATCGTGCTGCTACTGCTGGCGTGCGTTGGCCTTGGCATCGCGCTCTATGTCACCGACCAGCGCGCGGATATTGCCGAGAAGGCCGTCACCGAGTCGGTGAAGAATCACAAGGCCTGCACCGACGCCAACACCGCATGGTCGGGCACCGTCGACTTCATCCAGGGCGCCCTGCAGAACTGTGTGGCCGATCGCGCCGAAGTCGCCAAGACCGGCCGTGCCGCCGTCGGCCGCGTGCGCAACCAGGTGGCCACGCTAGAGGCCGAGCTGGCCACCTGGCGCAGCCAGTCCACCGCGGCCGAGTTGCTGCCGCAGTGCCGCGGCGTGCTCGAGCTTGAGCTGTGCCCCGAGCTGGCGGACTACTGACATGACCAAGATGACCCCCCGCCGCCGACCGCCCACCCGGTCAGGGAGAGCCCTGGCCGGTGTGGCCGTGTGCGTGCTGGTGCTGCCGCTCACGGGGTGCTTCGGTCGCGGCGTACGCGACTGTCCCACCACGCCCGAGATCGTCGAGGTCCCGCGCCGCGTCTACGTGCCGGTGCCGGATGAACTGACGCGCCCGGCCGATATCGCCGAGCCGCGCAACCGTCGCGTGGGCGAGCTGCGCGACGTGGCCAAGCAGCGCAAGACCGCGCTCGAGGCCGTCAACGCGCGGCTGGCCGAGATCCGCGCATTGGCACCACCGGAGGAATGACCGTGAACCCGATCAAGTCGCAGTTGCTGCTGTCCGAAGTTCGCGAGAACACTGAGCGCAAGTTCGGTGCCGCGAACCACGTCTATCCGCAGTGGGTGGAAACGCTCGAGGGCTTCAGGCCGGCGCAGTTCATTCGCAGCGAAGTGGACGCGGCGTTCGAGCGGGCCCGCAAGAACCCGGAAGACATGCCGCCGCGCTACATCGCGCCGGCGTCCGCCCCGGTTCTGCAGGTTGCCGCTTCGACGAATCGCGTGGCTGCCATCGCGGTGCTGTCGGCGCTGGTGGCCAGCATCGTGACGGCCGTGCTCATCCTCGAGCTGGTCGCACAGTAATGCACAGCAGCTTCGCCACCGAGTTCGACGACCTGGCGCATGAGGCGTTTGCCGACGCCGGCATGGGCGCCGGCACCGGTAGCTATCTCGCGCCGGATGCGGATCCGGCTGACGTTGTCACCGGCGTGCGGATCTACATTGATCAGGAATCTCAGACCGCTGGCGAGTACGGCCCCGTGTTCGCGAAGCGCGTCATCATCACGCTGATCAACGCCGACGTGCCGAACCCGTCTGTCGGTGCCCTGGTAACGCTCGGGTCTGACCGCTGGCTGCTGCGTCGGCTCGAAGCGTCCGATAGCAACAGCACGTCGTGGGTTGTTGAGGTGGCGCCGTGAGCCGCACAGCCATCACATGCGTGCGCGGTGACCGCTGCCGGTTCGGACTGCGGCTGTCTGCTCGCTTCCCTGATGGCATCCCGGCTGACTACGCCACGGCGCGCTTCGAAGTGCGCCACATCCCGGATGACACCAGCACGGCGCTCATTGCCGTCGATCAGACATCAGGCATCACCATCGATCACGACGCAGCGCGCATCGACGTGACCGTTGGCGCAAGCGTCACCGGTGCAATGCCCGTCATCACCCGCACACGTGAACCGCACGCACGGCTGCGGCTGTTCCATGCCACCGACCCGGATGCGTCCATCAGCTGGCTGCTGCCCATGGTGCTGCTGCCCAACGGCGCAGTCGCCGATGGGCAGTATCTGCGCCGCGTGGGCGATGAGGTGGTGGGTGGCACGCCCGCAGTTGGCGAGGGCGCCGCGGAGTGGGGCGGCATCGGCGGTGATTTGCCTGCTCAGACAGACCTGCAGGCCGCCCTGGACGCCAAGGAAGCGTCTGGTGCCGCCGCCGCGGCGGTTTCTGCGCACGCCGGCGCAGCTGGCGCTCACGAGATCAGTGGCGTCAACGGCTTGTCGAGCGCGCTGGCGTTGCTGGCGCCACTGGCATCGCCGGCGCTGACCGGCGCCCCGACGGCGCCGACGGCAGCGGGCGGCACGGCCAGCACCCAGCTGGCAACGACGGCTTTCGTGTCCGCGGCCATCGCTGCGCTGCTCAACAGCGCGCCAGGCGCACTCGACACGCTCGACGAGCTTGCCGCCGCCTTGGGCGACGACCCGGCTTTCGCGACGACGATCACGAACGCGCTGGCGGGCAAGTTGGCCAAGGCCAGCAACCTGAGCGACCTGACAGACGCTGCGGCAGCGCTGAACCTGGGCGCGACAACCATCGGCGGACAGGTGTTCACTGCGGCCAATGCCGGCGCCATCCGGACGCTGCTGGAGCTTGGCGCGGCCGCGCTCCTGGCTGTCGGCACATCAAGCGGCACCGTGATGGCCGGCGACGATGCGCACGCGCCCACATCTGACCAGAAAGCGGCGCTCGCCGGCACGAACGGAACGCCGGCAACCGGCAACCGCTACGTGACCGACAGCGACGCGCGCAACACGAACGCCCGCACGCCGACGAGTCACGGCAGCGGCCACGGCTATGCCGGCGGCGACCCAGCCAGCGGCCTGCGCAGCGACCAGATGCCGCGCGCCAACGTCGTCACCGAGTCCACCACCGCGCGCACGATAACGCACACCGACGACACCAACACCGACGCCGGGAAGGTCATTCGATGCACGAATGCGTCCGGCTGTGTCGTGACCTTCCCGGCCTCGCTGCCGGTCGGTGCCGCGGGGTCGCTCCTGCAGGCGGTCGGGGCGGGGCCCATCGAATGGGCGGTGTCCGGCTCAATGGTCGCCACGCCGGCCGGTGACGCGCGCGCGGCGCACACCGAGAGCGGCGGCGAAGGCGCAACGATCCATTGGCTTGTCGATGTCGCCAATAGCGTCATCATCGACGGGCAGACGGCATGATCCAGCATCCCACCATGAGGCTTGGTCGCTCGCTGATTGATGCAGCGGCTTCTCCCACGCTGCCCATAGAGTCATTCGTTACCGATGCCGTGAATGATCCAACCGTCACGTGGTCGGGCACGCCAGCCGTCGGCGAGCTGCTGTTCGCCATGCAACTGTCGCGCTTGGGCTCGACGCCTACGCACACAACCCCCTCTGGCTGGGGAGTATTCGTTGAGTCTACTTCCAGCAATTGTAGGGTCACGGTTTACACCAAGGTGGCTGGCGCGTCAGAGCCAACATCCTTCTCCCTGCAAAGCTCCGCGACGATTCTGCATTGCACGTATGCCGCGAGGTTCCCTGTTGGGTCGGTGGCTGAGTCAAGCGGTAGCAATACATCAAGCTCAGCGCTTGCTCTGAAAGTATCAAACGCACCAATCGAAGTTTCGGCGGGTGCGTTTGTTATCGCCGCGATAGCCATGAACAGCAGCGTCAGGGCGGACTTTGCATTCGACAACCCGCCGTATGACTTTGAGCTGCTGAAAGATGCTGCAAGTGGCAACTTTGAAGCCGCAATCGCGTCGAGAAATTACGATGCTGGCGGAACAATCGACCCTGAGTTTTCTTCGACAGGGACAGCCCAGAATATTTGTTCGGGCATAGCGAGCATCAGATGATCGTCCACCATACGACGGGCATTCCCGCCGCAATCCGCGACATCCTGCGCACCCACTCCCGCATCGTCGCCGACGGCTCGCTGCTGATCGGCACCCTCGACGCACAAGGCAAGGGCTACCGCACGCGCTGGGCAGACACGACGGCGCCCACAGACGCCGAGCTGCGCAGCATCGGCTACAGCTACACGGTCGACACTGAGCAGCCGACGCCTGCCGAGGGCGAGCAGGTGCGCGCTGGGCCGCTGGAGCTTGTCGAAGACGCCTGGCGGCAGACGTGGATCGTCGAGCCGATCCCGCCTCCGCCGGTGCCGGAGTCTGTCTACGGACACAAGATGCGCGCGGAGTTGCGCAGCCGCATGTTCGGCGAGCAGACGCTGATGGCCGTTGTGCTGGCAATGGCCAACCAGATGCCCGAACAGCCGAGCGCGCCGGGTGGCCTGGCGCGCGCGGATGTGCTCGATGCGCTGCACGGGCCTGTGTTTCACCACGACTCGCTGACCATTGCCGCGTTCGCCTCGCTGCTGGGCTTGGATCAGGCCTATATCGACGGTCTGTTCATCGCTGCTGACGCGAGGCAGTTTTGATGAGCCGCCAGGAACCTCTCACCTGGCGCGCGCTCGAGGCGATCAAGGCCCTGGTTCAGCGCGTTCGCGCGGCCGATGGCTACTACACCGACCTCGGCAGCAATGTGAGCCTCGAAGCGCCATCGGCGGATGCGAATGTCGAGCGCGTGGTGATCGTCAGCCCGACGGACGATCTCAGCGACGCGCGCGCATCGCGCGGTCTGCGTGGCCCGGGCGCGATCAGCGGCACGATGACGGTGGTAGTCGAGTACTCGATCCCAGCCACGCGCACCGATGCGATGCGCCAGGCGCACCGCGGTCGCGCGGATCTGGTGCGGGTGTTGCGCGACGACCCCGCGCTGCTGCCCGCGCGCATCACGTCGCTGACGATCACTGGCCGGCAGATTCTGCAGCCCGAAGACATGCCCTGCGTCATCACCCAAATCACGCTGAGCGTGGGCCTGTCTGAGCCCACGCCGGCGCCGCAGCTCACCCCCTAGCTCGCATTCGCGAGCACCCACCGCCAGGAGAACACCATGGCCGCTCCAAAAGTTCGTCAATTCGCCGGTGACATCCGGTTCTGGGAGAAAGATTCCGATGGCAATCTGACCCCCGTCATCCCCGAGGCTGCCGACGCATCGGGCAATCAGCCGCTGGAAGTCGACGCGCTCACCTTCAGCTATGAGGCCGGCGAAGAGATCAACGTCGTGAGCAAGCGCCGCGATGCGCGCTACAACCAGCCCATCCACAACGAGACGCTGCCGGGCACGACCAACGTCAGCGTGGGAACGCTCGAGGTGCCGCCGCTCATCCTGGCGCGCATGCTGTACGGCGAAGGCACGACTGCCACGGTGGCCGGCGGCACGGCCACCGCTGCGGCGTTCACGCTTCCGGCCAACATCGACGCACCGGTCCAACTGCCCCATCGGTTGTTGACCGATGCCACGGCCACGGTCACCAACAACGCAGCTGACGTGACGTACGTTGCCGGCACGGACTACATCCTCGACCGCCGGCGCGGGCAGATCATCATTCCGGCGACCGGCTCTGCCATTGTGGCCGGCCAGGTGATCAAGCTCACCTACACGTACGCCTCGCACGTGAAGACCGACATCGTCGGCGGTGCAACGCCCACCAAGGCGTTCTACATCACTGGCGACATGCAGGACCGCATCTCTGAGGAGAACGGTGAGCTGCGCATCCCGCAGGCCAATCTCACCACGGATGGTGATGTGGACTGGCTGGCGGCCGAGCCGATCAAGGTCACGCTCACCGGCCCGTGCGTCGTCGCCGACGGCGAGTCTGCGCCCTACACGTTCACTGCCTACAAGGCCAGCTGACCCCGGCCTGAGCGCCACCGCGTAGCACCCACGCTGCGGCCTCGCACTGAGGCCGCAGCGCACACCGAGGCCCCAATGGCAAACGACCGTCGAAACTCCAGCCGCACCGACACGTCGGCGATCAACCGCGCCCTGGCGCGCGTGCTGGGCGTCAAGAGAGGCGTGGAGGCCGCGCGCAAGAAAGCGATCGCCAGCGTCGGCCGCAAGCTCAAAACCGAAACCTCGCGCGCCGTGTCTGACCTGCAGCTCAATGCCGCTGCCCGGTCGCTGGTGCCCTACCTGCAGACGTCGACCGACCCCGATGGCGTCACCGTGTCGGCCAGCGGCACACGCCTGCCCATCAAACTGTTCAAGCCGCGCGTGAGCAAGACCACCGGCGTGCGCGTCAAGATTTGGCATGAGCGCGGCGAGGAGCACTGGCCGATCGCGTTCAAGCATGACGGCAACATCAAGCAGCGCGTGGGCCGCTCGCGCCTACCCATCACCACGCGCGTGGGGCCGTCGCTGTCGCGCGCCCTGGGCAGCGTGCGCACCGGCAACTCGCGCACCCTTGCCGCCGGCCCCGGCCGCGAGAAGGTGGTCGATCGGCTGAAGGGATTCGCGCAGCAGACGCTCTCCGATGAGCTGGCGCGCCTGAAAAAGGCGGGCTTCTGATGGCCGCCAATTTTGAGGAAGTCATCCGCCTGGTGCTGGAAGCCGCTGGCGAGAAAGACGTTGCCAAGCTGCAAACTGCGCTGACCGATCTAGTCAAGACTGGCGACCTCACCGAGGACCAGCTCGCCGGTCTGTCGGAAGCGATGCGCGACTTCGGTGCCGCCGCGGCGGTCACCGATGGCGTCAAGCAAGCCATCGACACGTATGCCGCGCTGGCCGCCAAACAAGGCGAGCTGGCCGATGCGGCCGAAGCCGCTGGCCTGCGCCTGAAGCTGGCCAGCGAAGCCGAAGCCGGCGCCGCAGCGGTGCTCCGCGAGAAGCAACAGGCCGTCGAGCAGCTGGTGGCCGCGCAAAAGGAATACCGCGACAGCAACGATGCCACGCGCGACGGGCTGAAGGAGTTCGCAAAGCAGGTACGCGAGGCGAAGGACGCGCAAGCCGAGGCCAAGAAGGAATACCGCGACAGCGCCTCATCGCTCGATGCCGCCACCAAGGGCTACGAAAGCGCTGCGACCGCGCAGCAACGCCTGGCCGACGGCATCGACCGCGCCGCCACCACCATCCGCGCCGCCGGCGAGAGCACGGATGATCTGGTGGGCGCGCAAGAGCGGCTGGATGCATCGGCGAAGGCCGCGGCGGCGGGCATCGCTGAGCTGGTCACGAAGGCCAAGGCCACCGCCGACGCCACGCGCTCTGTGCGCGAGCGGCTTGATGAGCAGGACGAAGCGTTCCGGCGCCAGGCAGCCGCCAGCAAGACGTCGGCCGATGCGCTGGCCGCGTACCAGCAGCGAGCGAAGGCCGCGGCGGATGAGTCCGCCAACCTGGGCGAGGAGGCCTCGAAGACCGGCGGCGTGCTGGACAAGCTGAAGGGCATCGCAGCCGGCGTGTTCGCGTTTTTCAGCGTCGACAAGGCCATTGACGGGATCAAGTCGATCTTCGCCGAGGCCTCGGAGGCAGAGCAGTCGCTCGCCCAGCTGGACGCCGCGCTGGCGTCCACCGGCCGGCAGGCCGAGTTCAGCGCTGACCAGCTACAGGAAATGGCCACGGCGCTGCGTGACAGCAGCAACTTCAGCGACGACCAAATCCAGAGCGCGCAAACGCGCCTGCTGAGCTACGTCAACATCGTTGGCGAGCAGTTCCCGGCCGCGCTGCAGATCTCCATCGACCAGGCCGCGCGCCTGGGCATCAGCGTGGAGTCGTCGGCCGAGATCGTTGGCAAGGCGCTGCAGACGCCATCGAAGGCGATGGAGGGCCTGGCCAAGCAGGGCTTCGTGCTCGATGCGGGTCAGCGCGATCTGCTCAAGACGCTGGAAGCCACCGGCCGCACGGCCGAGGCGCAGGCGATCATTCTGGATCTGCTGGTGGAGTCCTACGGCGGCGCCGCGGCGGCGCAGAAACTCGGTACGGCGGCAGGTCTCTACAAGGCGCTGCAGGACCAGATCGACGATTTCAAGCAGAGCATCGCCGATGCCGGCGTGTTTGACTTCTTCAAGTCGCGGCTCGCCGCGCTGACCGAGCAGGTGCGTGCAGCGGCGGCAGATGGCTCGTTGCTTGAGTATGCGCGGAAGATCTCGGACGGCATTGTCGCAACGGCCAAAGCGGTCGAGGGCGCAGTCGTATTTGTGGTGCGCTACAGCGATGCGCTGATTCAGCTGGCTAAGGCGTATCTGGCCATCAAGTTCGCCGCGTTCCTGCAGGGCATGGCGCAGAGCGCAGTGCGGATGTACGAGGCGGGGCGTGCGGCGGCAGCGGCGGCGACGCAGGTCGGCGGGCTTCGTGGTGCGCTGGCCAGCGTGCCGGCGAACATCAAGATTGCCATTGCTCTCATCGCGATCGAGTATGTTCTTGGAAAGCTGGTTGAGCTCAAGGACGCCATCGATGAGCTGCGGGCGGTGCAGGCCCAGCAGGTGGAGTCGAACAGAGCGCTCAGTGATGCTCAGATTCAGCTGCGGAAGAACTTGGATGCAACGCTTGCGGTACTGGGCAAGTACCGCGACACAGCCATCAGTACTCGCGAAGAGACCGACAAGCTTACCGACCGCGAGTTGAAGAGCTACCAGGAGCGGCTTGAGGCTGCTCGTCGCTACTACAGTGCGGTAGAGATCAGCGCGAGGCGCGCTGGAGATGCCGCTACGTCGGCACTCGCGGCGGAAAGAGTTCGCGAGTACCTGGCAGAGATTGCGCGCATTAAGGCAATCTTTGACGGGATTGCCGCCAGCACGAAGGCCGCCGAGGACGCGCAACTCCAGTTCCGCCAGGCTCTTCGAGATCTCGGCGTGGACGCCCAGAACGCCGGTGATGAAGTCACCGAGGCAGGTCGGAAGATCCTCACCAACTTCGAGCTGGTGGCCAACGGCGCGAAAGCATCGGCCCAGCAGATCGGCGCCGCCTATGCTCGTGCCATTGACCAGGTGCAAACGACGGCCGAAGTCGACGAGCTGGCGCAGTCGCTGCGGGTGGCGTTTGAGTCCGGAAAGATCAGTGCGGCGGAGTATGCCGAGGGCGCAGAAGTCGCCGCCGCGCGAACGCGGGAGATCAAGGCCGCGGCCGTGGAGGCGGCCGGCGGCTTTGGGACGCTGAAGCAATCCAGCGCGGATGCCGCCCATGCGCTGATCGCCAACTGGACGACGGCGCGCGACACGCTGGTGGTGCAGTCGGCCCAGATCGCAGCGGCCATTGCCGATGCGCTCAAGCGTGGCGTGGCACAGGGCAGCGAAGAGATGAAGGGCTTGCTGGGGAAGTCCAGTGAAGTCGAGGCCGGCATTCGTGCGCTTAACGAGCGCATCGCCAACGCACAGAAGGGCCTGGAAGGAACCAAGGACCCGGTAGACGCGTTGGCTGACAGCATCGGCGCGCTTGGGGCGGCAGGCACCGAGGCCGGCGATGGGGCCGAGCGTGCGGCGGCTGGCGTCAAGCGGGTGGGCGACGAAGCCAAGGCATCCGGCGGTGCGGCGCAAGTCTTCGCGAGTTTCCTGGGCGACCTGACGGCCGAGTTTGCTGCCGTCAGTGACGCCGCGCGCGAGTACTTTGTCGATCAGCAGATTGGCATGACCCGTGCGGTGGGCACGCTCAGCGAGTACCTCGCTGCGACGCGGGCGGCAGCCGATGCCACCCGCATGGCCATCGCCGAGCAACGCCGCTCCCTGGAGGAAAACACTGTCGGCATCCAGCGGTTGGTGGATGCAAGCGAGAGTGGCTTTGACGCGGTGGGCCGCGCCATTGGCAACACCGCGCTGGACATGCAGCAGCTGGAACGCGTGGCGAGCCAGGGGGTGGCGCAGTTCTCGCTGCTCAATGATTCGGACCTCAGCCGGCTGCAGGCGCAGATCGATCGCGCCAAGGGCCGGCTGCAGGCGCTGCAGGACCAGGCACTCTCGGCGCAGGAGGAGCTGGGCTCGCTGGGCGACAGCCTGCAGGCCGCGTTGGACCGGCGCGCGGGCGACGAAAGCGCGGTGCGTGAGCGGGAGTTCGCGCGCGAGCTGGAGCGCATCAAGGAGCTCGCCGATGCGGGGGGTGCCGGTGCGCGCGATGCTGCGAACCGCGCACGCGAGCTGGCCAAGCGCAACTTCGACGCCGACATCGAAGAGATCAACCAGCGCCGCGCCGCCGAGGCATTACGCGCACAGGAGGAGGCTGCTGCGCAGCAAGAGCGCCTGGCGCGCATCGAAGAAGAGTCCCGCGCCCGCGAGGCGGCCGCGCGGGAGGGTGAAGCGCGGCGCGCCGGCTTTGAGAACCAGACCGCGACCGTGCGATCTGAGGTTACGGTGAATGTGCGCCTGCAAGACACCGTGACGACACAGGTCTCCGGCGAAGGCCTGACAACGCAGCAGGCGCGCGAGCTGTGGCGCGTGCTGGGCCCGGTGGTCATCGAAGAGCTGCGCCGCGAGCGCTCATTGAAAGGGGGTGGATGATGCCACTGACCATCGGCGGCCTGACGCTGTCTGGCGTCGCCGGCAGCGGCGAGGATCTGCGCTGGATCGATGAGTTTGCCGACGGCTCGGATCTGGTTGGCCAGTCTGAGCGCGTGACCATTACCGGTGCGCTGGTGATTCAGGCCAGCGCGCAGCAAAGCGGCCGCCGCATGACGCTCGAGGGTGGCAATGACGCCGGCGAGTACTTCGGCGTGATCACCCGCGCGGAGGTCGAGGCTCTTCGCGAACTGGCCGCCGAGCCAGGCGAGATCTACGAGGTGGTACTGCCCGATGGCCGCGAGTTCGAGGCGGTGTTCAGCCGCGCGAGCGGTCCGGCGGTTGAGGCCTCGCCGCTGCGTCACATCGTGCCGCACCAAGCGGCTGACCTGTACATCCCCACACTACGACTGGTACTGCTCTGATGACGATTACCTCGCTCGACCTGCGCGTGATGCAGTCGCAACGCATGACGGACTTCTCGGACGGCGGCGGCCGGATGTCGGCGACCGAGGTGGTCGACGGACAGATGAACAACGTGTTCCCCGATCAGTCGGATCTCGACCGCATCAACGGCCGTGTGTCGCTGCGCAAGATATTTCTGAACGTCGACACCGACAACGCCGACACGTACCTGGGCGCGTTCGGCTTTCTGACCGATCCGCCGCTTGATCCGTCTGTCGCGTGCCTGATCTTCACCACGCAGTCGCCCACCGACTTGCGCTCGGCTGCGCGCAGCTACGTTGAGAACTACCGGATCAAGGGCAGTCGCTCGCAGCTGGTGCTCTACGGCACCCATCTGGCTGGGCAGAGCACGCTGCAGATGTACTGCCGTCCGACCATCGCGTCGCCCGATATCGGTGACGTGCTGTGCTTGTCGATCGAGGCCAGTGGCTACGCTGCTGCGGAGCAATTCGTTGCCGTGCAGGAGGTGCTGAGTCGGCAGACGGTGCGGTTCTACGATGCCGGCAGCAATGCCGAGTTTGACCGCGACGTGCTGATCATCCGCATCACGACAGCGCTTGGGCAGGACTTCCCAGGCCGTGACGAGCCCATCCAGGCGGCCACGGCGGCACCCACGCTGGTGCGTACGACGCAGGTGTCGGACGGCGCGCGCTATTACGGCGTGCTGCCGCTGACCGACGTGGCCGAGATCGGCGACCTGAGCGTCAAGACCGAGACGCCCTACGTGACCATCGTGCCCACCACGACGGCAGAGACGCCGCTGGTCGACCAGCTGGCAGGGCTGGGTAACGTGGCCATGATCCGCTCGGGTGCTGTGGATGCGCTGAGCTATGCCGGAAGCGTTACCGGCGCGGCAGCCACGCTGGTGCGGCGCTACCTGGGCACGCCCTACACGCGGCGGTCGCTGTTCATCACCATCGGCGCCACGCAGCTGCGCGACGACGGACACGGCGGCATCGTGGCGGTGGATCCATCCGCCACGGGCTGGAGCGGCGAGGCGGACTACACGACCGGCGCATTCGCCGTGGCGCGCGATGTGGGGTTCAGTGGCACGCTGTCAGCCACGGCGACGCCGGCCGGTGGCGTGCTCGAGCAGGGCCAGACGTTCGCGCTGGACATCACTGCGGGCAACCGCAACACCTCATACGTGTTTCAGCTGAGCGCATCGCCGGCGCCGGGAACGGTGTCGCTGGATTATCTGGCGCTGGGCAAGTGGATCCGGCTGAGCGACACCGGTGCCGGACAGCTGGCGGGTAACGCCGGCGAGGGCAGCGCCACGCTGAACTACTCGACGGGTACGCTGGCGGTGACGCTGGGCGCCCTGCCGGATGTGGACAGCCAGATCCTGCTGGCATGGGGCACCGACCTGCGCGCCCGCAACAGCAGCGGCGACATCACCACGCCGCCGGTGCGGCATCGGCAGGTGCTGGCGCATGGTGATGTGGTGCCTGGCACGCTGGTGATGACGTGGGAGACGGCCACCGTGGCCAAGACTGCGTCGGCCAACGCCGCCGGCGTGATCAGCGGTGACGCCTCCGGCACGATCGACGCGGTATCCGGCACGGTGCTGTTCACGACGTCGGCCAGTCCTGACGCCAACATCACCTACAGCTATGACTACGCCGAGGGCGTGCACTCGGAGACCTTCACGCCGACACCGGCCAGCGGCACGGTGTCGTTCACGCTTGGCAGCGGTGTGCCGCTGTCGGCAGGCAGCGTGCGGGCGACGTGGGTCGCGCGGCTCAGCTATCTGTATGGCACCGCCGGCGTGGCGCAGACGCAGCGCGTGATCAACGTGGTGGACGACAGCGCTGGCGCGTTCTCGCTGCCGATTGGCAACGATGGCTACGGCACCAGCAGCTTCGAGGGCACGATCAACTACACCACGGGCGCGGTGAGTCTGGATGTGGAGGCGCTGTTGCCGTCCTGGGTGCCGACACTGCAGTCGCGGCTGCTCTCGAATGGCCGCGTGTGCACCTACATCTCTGCGTACACGCTGGAGGATCACGGCTACACGTTCCCCGCCGGCACGGCCATCGATGTGCGCTGGCAAGAGGCCGGTGCGTCGGAGATCAGCCACTCCGAGGGCCACCCGCTGCCGCCGATCGACATCTATCTGGGGCAGGGTGCGGCGGGGCCAACGGTGCCCGGCTCGCTGCGCTTCACGTTTCGTGGTCGCACATACGTCGATCGCGCCGGTTCGCTGGTGTACGGCGTCAACAGCACGACCAACGCCGGCACCGCGGGCGGCAGCTTCGACTACGTGAGCAACGTGGCCACCATCAGCGACTTCGGCAGCGGCAGCGGCAGCACCGTGGCCATTGAGTCCATGCTCACCCGGTGGGTGAATGTGGGCGTGGCGTCGGTGCTGTTCCGCGCGCCGGGTACACCGTTGCGGCCCGGCAACTTCACCGTGCGGGCCACGACGCTGCTGGGCACGCTGCTGACGGCCAGTGCCGACATCAACGGCGTGATCACTGGCACGCTGGTGCGCGGCGAGGTGAGTTGGGGCAGTGGCGCGGCGTCGGTGAGCTTTGGCGAGTGGGTGACCGCGGCGGGCAATGAGGCAGAGCCGTGGTACGACCCGGACGGCATCGTCGAAGGTGAGGTATGGAAGCCCACCCTGGTCGACCCGTCGACGGTGTTCTTCGGCTGTGTAGTGTTTCGCTCGATTCCGGTCGACCCTGAGCTGATCGGCATCGATCCCGTGCGCTTGCCGAGCGATGGCAGGGTGGTGGCCATCCGCGCTGGCGACACCATCATCATCCACAACACGCAGGAGCTGGAGATCGCCACGCCGGTGGCCGGTACCGAGCATGATCTGGGTCGGCCCCGGCTCGCATTCTGCGAGGTGTTCGATGCGACGGGCGCGGCGGTGGAGTCGATCTGGTACACGCAGGACCTCGATGCCGGCACGCACACGTGGGCAGACCCGCTGAACCTGAGCGCGTACACCATGCCGATCACGCTGCGGCATCGGATTGAAGACGCCATGCTGTGCACCGATGTGCAGATCACCGGCGAGGTGACCCTGCAGCGTGCGCTGACGCACGAGTTTGGCGAGGGCTCGCAGGTGTCGGCGGCGATCACGTACGGCGACATGCAGGCGAGGTACACCAACCTGTTCGATCAGGCGACGTACTCCGCCGGCGTGTGGTCTGACGTGGTGGTGGGCGCCAATGCCGCCGCAACGTACAACGACGTGGTCTATCCGATCGGCATCACCAACGATGGCGCGATTGATGAGCGCTGGGCACTGGTGTTCACGTCGTCTGGCCTGATCAACGTGATCGGTGAAAGCGTTGGCCAGGTGCTCACGTCAGCATCGATTGCCAGTACGGTCGCGCCTATCAACCCGGTGTCTGGCGAGCCGTATTTCAGCATGGCCGCGGCGGGGTTTGGGTCGGGTTGGGCGGCGGGCAACGTGATTCGGTTCAACACGATCTCGGCGACGCGGCCCACGTGGGTGGCGCGCGTCACGAAACCCGGGCCGGTCGTCGAAGCTGATGACCGTACGCGGTATCAGGTCTATGGGAACGCTTACTGATGACCACTCGATACTTCCGCTGGGATGACCCGTCGGCGCCGACGCTGGACGGGCAGGCGGGCACGTTCATCGATCTGATGATCAAGTGCCTGGTGGGCACCGCCGGCGTGGCCTACGGTACCGGCGCAGACGAAAAGCTGGCAGCGGGCTGGAGCATCGCGTACCAGGATCTGCCCGGCAAGATCGTGTTTCGGAACGATCCGACGCTCGGCAGCGGGTGCTATCTGCGCATCCTGGATGACGGCTCGGATGCGACCTACGGCGCCCGGGTGGCGCGCATGCAGGTGTACGAGTCGATGTCGGACATCGACACGGGCACGGCGGCCGCGTCGTCGATCTCGGGCGGCGTTTACATCCGCAAGTCGGAGGCGCTGAGCAGTGCGGCGCGCGTGTGGGTGGTTTGCGCGGATGAGCGAACGATGTATTTCAACCTCTACTCCGCCGGCAGCACGCCGTTGAGTGCCTCGACGGGCGATTCCTATTCGACGCTGGGTGGGGCCGGCGACTACGAGCCCATGATTGCGGGTGACCCGGGTGTGTTCGTGGCTGGGCGGCATGCCAATGGCACGATCTTCGCGGTTTCGGGCATGGTCTTGGCGGCGACGCCAGTGGCGGCGGCCGTGTCGATTGGCGTAGGCAGCTTCGGAGTTACGCGTGACACGGCGCTCAGCGCTTCTGCGAGTGCGGTAGATATTCCGTTCACAGCGGGTAGCACGACATCACAAGCGATCGGAAACTCCACTCTGGCCATGATGACGAGCCCTGCACCCGGCACGTCCGGTGACTTCTTCATTCCGGCGCTGATCAAGCAGGGGGCGGCGCTGCGCGGCAAGATGCGCGGGCTGTATGCGCCGATCACGCGCATTGCAGGCAACAAGACAATGGCCGATGAGGTGATTCCGCTGGCGGCGGGCGCCTCCCGTCTGGTGATCATGAGCGGATCGGGTATCGCCGCGGGCGGCAACTCGCAAATGCGTGGCCGCGTAGCGGTCGAGACGGACCTGGCCTGGTGATGCGCGATGGCCGCTGATCTGACGGTGTTTCGAGTACTTGCCACCGACACTCTGCACGGTGGCCGGGGGTTGATTGCCGGGACGTTGCCGGATGGCATCGTGACGGTTGGCAGTGTGCCGACGGGCGGCTGCGAGATCGAGGTGCGCGAGCGGCTCAGCCGGCACCTGGTTGCGACAAGGCGGTCGCTACCGGATGGGTCCTACGAATTCCGGGGGCTCAATCCCGCAGAGAGGTTCGACGTCATCGCCCGGGACTGGTCGGGCACGTATGAGGACGTGATCGTCGGCGGCGTGACGCCGATCCCGTACTGACGATGACCGTCGCCGGCGACCAGGTCGCGCTCGCGTTTGCCGCGCTGCGCAGCACGCCGGCGGGTGATCAGGTTGCGCTGGCATTTGGGCTGGAAGGCCCAGACCCGCCGCTGCCGCCGCCGGATCGGTACGCCTATGTTTCGGCGGGCATGCCCTGGGGCGTACAGCCGCGCCGCCGGCGACTACTGCGGATTCCTTATGGCCTGGCCCCGCGGGCTACAAAGGCCGTCGAAGTCCCTTGGGGCGATGCGCTGCGCGCGATCGTAGCGGCAGAGGTTCGCTGGCAACGGGTGCCGGCGGCGCGGGCGGCGGTGGATGTGCCTTGGGAGGGCGCCGCCCGGCTCGATGCTGGATCCACGGCGATGCCGTGGCAACACATCCCTCGAGTGCAGGCGGCCGCCACCATCCCGTGGTTGGGCGACATTGACCGTGCGGCGGTGGGTGCCTCGCTGCCGTGGCGCAACCCGCCCCGTCAATCGGTTGACGCGCAGTTGCCCTGGCGCATGCCTCCGCTGCACCTGACCCTGGCGGGCCTGCCATGGCGATCGGCCCCGCAGCAACCGGTGCGAGTCGTGTTGCTGTGGGGGCAGGCCGGCGCGGTGCGCTGGTTTGTGGGCTCGCCCGGCGTTGATCCACCCGGCCCGGTGCCGCCCTGGGTCAACCCTCGCCCGCCGGGTGGCAGGGTCGCGCTCAGGTTTCTATGCCCTCGCGTCGCGCCACGCGCGCTGGCCAACGCCATTCCACTTGCCTTCGGTCGCGCGCAATGCGCGATCGCGTGGCCTCGCCCCAGGAGGTACATCGTGCTCAATACTGCCAGCGTCGTGCGGCTGCCCGAGCGCACGCCCATCGCCGTCGAAAGCGGCCGCATCTCGGCTTCGCGCGACAACGCCTTTCGATCGTTCGATCTGGATCTCGCCGACCCTGCGCACCTGGCGTTGCTGCGCCCGGGTGAGGACGGCCCCAAGTCGGTCGAGATCAACCTCAACGGCTACGTGTGGACCGCCATCATTGAGAGCTGGACGCGCAACCGCCGGCACCTGCTCGATGGCGGCAGCGGCGAGACCGTGAGCGTGAGCGGGCGCAGCCGCCCCGCGCTGCTGGCCGCGCCCTGGGCGCCGGTGCGCGCGCACGTAGTGGCCGTCGACCGGCTATCGCAGCAGCTCATCGATGACGAGCTCGACGGTACGGACTTCACGGCCACGGTGCCGGCGGACTGGAGCTGGCTGATCGACGGCGGCGCGTATCACTACGACGGCCTGACCCCGATGGATGCCATCAGCCGTGTGGCGGGCGCTGCCGGCGCCGTCGCGCTGTCGCATCCGTGGGATGACGTGATCGACATTCGCCCGGCGTACCCGGTGTCGCCATGGGCGTGGAGCGTGACACCGCCCGATGTGCAGATCCCCGTCGACGTGATCTTGCAGGACGGCCGCGGCGCGGGTGCCGGCGAGCGTGCGAGCGAGTCGATCACGATCCCGCTGTGGCCGCCCAGCGCGACCGACATGCCGCGCTTGGTCGAGCCGCTGGATCTGGTTGAGGTCGTCGAGGAGGAGTCGCACAAAGCACTGGCCGCGGCGGTGGAGATCACCTTCAGGCGCGAACGCAGCAGCAACGGCGCGGCCGCGCTGGTGGTCGAACAGTCCATCGTGCTCGACCCGGCGCCCGCCGAGCCGCTATACAACCAGGTGCTGGTGAGCGGCGAGCAGGTGGGCGTCAGCGACCCCATCATCCGCGACGGCACCGCCGGCGACGTGCGCCTGGCGTCCGTCATTGATCCGCTGATCACCACGCACGCCGTCGCCCGCGAGCGCGGCCGCATCGCCCTCGCCGCCGGCACCGCGCAGCGCGCCTCGAGCAATCTCTGGTCGTCGCTGGTCGGCCTGCAGCCTACCGCGCCCCAGCGGAAGGGCAACGTCACGGCATTGAACCCGGACGGCAGCTACACCATCGCCACCGCCGACGGCGGCACCCTCCGCGCCCGCCCGCTGCCTGGCCAGACGTGGGAGATTGGCGTTGGAGTGTTCATCCGCGATGGACGGATCGTGGATAGCGCCCCGTCGCTGGCCAGCGTGTCGCAGGTGGTTTGATTACCCCGCGCGGCGCAAGGGCATTGAGGCGCAGAGAGCGGGGATAGGGTCGGTTACCCGTGGGGACGCCACACAAGCAAAGACTTAGGCCACCTTCGGGTGGCTTTTTTGTTTCTTCCGGAGCAGTTCCGGGACTGATCGTCGGTCCTCCGCAGATCCAGGGTTCCGCACCGTGTGCGCAGGCGTGGACTGCCGACTACGCGACTGGCTTCTCAGCCGAAAGCGCAGAGAGCATGTCGGTCATCCACATGCCGTGACGGCCCCTCAGCGTTACCAGCGCGATCGATCCCCACGGGACTGCACCGCTGGCGGTTCGGTCCTCGATGGTGTCGCCATTGGCCAGCCTGACCCGCACGGGTGTGCCGATCGGGTGCTCGCGATTCCAGCGCTCGGCGGCGTCGTTGTGCGGCATGATGCGGCGATGGCTCTCGTTGCGTTTCGGGACGGCGGGGATCAGGAGGCAACCCTTACCTGTTCACTGCCGATCCGGCGCAGCACCAGGGCGTGTTCGGCATCGCTTTCCGCTTCGCGCGGTCCGATCACCAGCTGCTGCAGCATGCGGCCGGCGAAGTCCTCGGCGAAGATCTCGCCAGTGTGACCCAGCTTGTTTGCCTCGATGGTGGCCATGAAGACCGCGGCGTCCAGCGCCCGTTGCCGGGTGGGGTGGCTGCCTTGCACCTTGCCTTCGCGCATCAGGGCGTAGCGATCACTGCTGGGGACCACGTAGTAGCGGATAAGCATGCGTTTCTCCAGGGTGGTCAGGCGTGTTCGCGGAGTGCCGCCGCGTGCATTCGGAAGGCCTGGTCTTCGGCGGCTTGGTGGATGTTCCGTCGATGTCCGCGAACTCCGCTCAGGGTGTAGTCGAAATGCTCGACGCGCCATCGGACGATGTCGTGACGCGGTGTAGGAAAATTCCTACACGGGCGTGCGTGTGTTGCGGGAGTTGGCGCGCGTCAGCGTCTGGATGGACCCCTCTCCTGTAGGAGCGGCCTTGGCCTCGGTGCGAGTCTGTCGGCAAGGGGGCTTAGGGCATCGCGCCTTCCGGCGCTCCTACAAGGGCTGGGATGCTTTGGCCCTGGCCGTGAACTGACAAGGGCATCGCGCCGAGCCCTGTTGAAGTTTGCGAGCTTCGGCGTAAGCTCTGCTCAGGTTCGGGACAGACCCGGACCGCCACCACCACCGTGAGGGAGCCTCATGGAACACGACTACTTGGTCTTCATTGGCCGCTTCGAGCCGTTTCACAACGGCCACGCCGCCGTCGCCCGCCACGCACTGGCTCGGGCACGCAAGCTGATCGTTCTGGTCGGCTCGGCCGACACCCCACGCACCATCCGCAATCCGTGGTCCGCGTCCGAGCGGGCGGTGATGATCCGTGCCGCTTTGGGCGAGGATTCTGCACGCGTGCTGGTGCATCCCTTGCGCGACCATCTGTACAACGAGGCGCAGTGGATCACCTCGGTGCAGCGCACGGTGGCGGAAGCCATCCGCATCGATGGCGGTGCCGAGGATGCACGCGTCGGGCTGGTCGGTCAGGACAAGGACGCCAGCAGCTATTACCTCGCCGAGTTTCCGCAATGGCCGCTGCTTGATGTACGGCGCAGTGAAACGCTGTCGGCCACCGACCTGCGGCGCTATCTGTTCGAGGCCGATGGTCCCTCCGCCTCCGGTGCCTTGCGCCTGCTCGAGGCCAATGTGCCGACGCCGGTCTACGAGATGCTCGACGCATTTCGCCGGAGCTCGCCGGCCTATGCGCAGCTGGTTGCCGAACACCGTTTCATCGATGCCTACCGTGCCGGTTGGGCGGTCGCGCCGTATCCGCCGACCTTTGTCACCACCGATGCGGTGGTCGTCCATTCCGGCCACCTGCTGCTGGTCCGACGTCGGGCCGAACCCGGCAAGGGTCTGTGGGCGCTGCCCGGTGGCTTTGTCCAGCAGGGCGAGCGCCTGCTTGATGGCTGCCTGCGCGAGCTGCGCGAGGAGACTCGGCTGCGGGTGCCGATGCCCGTGCTGCGCGGCTCGCTGCGCGGCACGCATGTGTTCGATCACCCGGAGCGCTCGCTGCGCGGTCGCACCATCACCCACGCTTTCCACTTCGATTTTCCCACCGGCGAGCTGCCGCTGGTGCGCGGCGCCGACGATGCCGACAAGGCACGCTGGCTGCCGCTGAGCGACGTGCTGGAGATGGGCGCGCAGCTGTTCGAAGATCATCTGCACATCATCGAGTTCTTCGTCGGTCGCGGTTGACCGACGTTCCGGCCGGGGACAGACCCCCGCCATCACCGACGCGAAGGAGCTTCCGTCATGCGCCACCTCGACAACCTCATCCTCAACACCGACAGCTACAAGGCCAGCCACTGGCTGCAGTACCCGCCGAACACCGACGCGACCTTCTTCTACGTCGAATCGCGTGGCGGCCAATACGAACGCACACTGTTCTTCGGTTTGCAGGCGATCATCAAGCAGAGCCTGCTGACGCCGATCACCCATGCCGACGTCGACGAAGCGCGCGACTTCTTCGCTGCCCACGGCGAGCCGTTCAACGAGGCGGGCTGGCGGCGCATCGTCGAAGTCCACGGCGGACGCATGCCGGTGCGCATCCGCGCCGTGCCGGAGGGCAGCGTGGTGCCGACGCACCAGGTGCTGGTCACCATCGAGTCGACCGATCCCGAGGCGTTCTGGCTGCCGTCCTATCTGGAGACCCTGCTATTGCGGCTGTGGTATCCGGTGACCGTTGCCACGGTCAGCTGGCATGCCAAACGCACCATCCGCAAGTTCCTGCTCAAGACCTCGGACGACCCCGAGGGCCAGCTGCCCTTCAAGCTGCACGACTTCGGCGCCCGCGGCGTGTCCAGCAACGAATCGGCCGGCCTTGGTGGTGCCGCGCATCTGGTCAATTTCCTCGGTACCGACACTGTCGCCGGCGTGCTCACCGCGCGTGCCTACTACGGTGCCGAGATGGCCGGCTTCTCGATCCCGGCCGCCGAGCACAGCACTATCACCAGCTGGGGGCGCGACAACGAGGTCGAGGCCTATCGCAACATGCTGCGCCAGTTCGCCAAGCCCGGCGCGCTGCTTGCCGTGGTGTCCGACAGCTACGACATTTATCACGCGATCGACCAGCACTGGGGCGTGACCCTGCGCGACGAAGTCATCGCCTCGGGTGCGACGGTCGTCATCCGCCCGGACTCCGGCGAGCCGGTCGAAGTGGTCCACCGCTGTCTTGAGCGGCTCGAGGCGCAGTTCGGCAGCAGCACCAACAGCAAGGGCTTTCGCGTGCTCAACCACGTACGGGTGATCCAGGGTGACGGCGTCAACCCGGCCAGCATCCGGCAGATTCTGGAACGCATCACCGCCGCCGGCTTTTCCGCCGACAACCTCGCCTTCGGCATGGGTGGGGCGCTGCTGCAGCGGCTCGATCGCGATACCCAGAAGTTCGCGCTGAAGTGCTCGGCGGCGCGGATTGAGGGGCAATGGCGCGACGTCTACAAGGATCCGATCACCGACACCGGCAAGACCTCAAAGCGCGGGCGTCTGACACTCGTGCGCTCAGAAGAGTTCGACACCTGGCGCAGCGTGCCGGTGCCAGCCAACCTCGATGCGGTTGAACAGATGTCGGCGCCGGCCGGCTACCGGCACGCGATGGAAACCGTCTACGAGGATGGTCGACTGCTGCGCGAGTGGACGCTGGAAGAGGTTCGCGCCGCCAGCCGTGGAGCGCTCTGAGGGGGCGTCGCCGCAGTGGCCCATTCCCGGGCGCAAGGCGACGGCTCTCGCGTCGCGGCGCGAGCGCCGCCCCGGCGGCTCCGCTGGGTCAGTTGGTCGGCGACGTGCTGGGCGTTCTCCACGTCGCCTGAAGGGGCAAACGTCAGTGGTGTGCTGCGAGGAAGTGGTGGCGGCACATGGCGGGCGCCTGCGGAGATGAATGGCCCTGTTCGGGCAACTCACCTGGGTGCGCTGGCCAGGCGACGAGCCACCCTTTGGCCGCTTATCCTTCAGTCGAGAACAAGCGGCCAACTGCCGACTTGAGGGTTTCGGAACACGCATGAGTCCAAATACTGCCGCTCCCCTTGGAATGCCGTCCTTGCTGACCCGCTGTGGCCAGGTGTTTGGTGCGGAATGGACTGCCACCGAGGCAGCCGAGATCCATCAGCGCATCGAGGTGATGGCAGAAGAAGTGGACAGCGCAGGCTTGGCTGAGCTGTCAGAGTCGCTGCTTGAGCTGTCGGTCTTTCTCTGCTCCCTGGTCGACATGGGCGCGGCGCCCAGTGCCGCCTCGCAAGCGCGAATTGCCGCGATGTGCGCCGCTATGCTTCCTCAGGAGGTCGCGGCCGCGGCGCCGGTGCAAGAGCGTGCTGCGCTCGCCGAGCGCGCTCCGCTGGTGCTGTTGCTGGTTCCGCCGGGTGTGTCTGCGGCGGCGCTGGTAACCGAGATCGGTCGCCGCAAGCTGCTGGCGAGCCAGGTCGATTCGCTGGAAGGGCTGGCAGCCGAAGTGTCAAAGCGACCGGTAAGTGTGGTCGCCATCGACATCAGTTGGGTGGACCGTGCGGCCGAAGTCTCCGCAGCCATCGAGCGCGCGCATCCGCATGCGTTGACCCAGCCTGGCCTGCTGGCGGTCATCGAGGCCGGCAACCGGTCACGCCGCATGTTTGCGCTGCGCGCCGGCGTCGATCAAGTGGTCGAGGAGTCATCCGCCAGTACCTTGGCGGACGAGATCTCGGCCTTCGTCCACAAGCGACGTCACTCTGCCTTTCGCGTGTTGGTGGTGGAAGACGATCACGCCCAGGCCCTCTTTGCCCAGAGGGTGCTGGGTCACCGCGGCATCGAGACGCGGGTGGCCGCCAGCGCTGAGGCGGCGCTGGCGATGGTCGAAGACTTCCGCCCCGACCTGTGTCTGCTCGACCTCAACCTGCCGGACCGCAACGGCATCGAACTGGCGCAGATGTTGCGCGAGCGCCCCGGCTTCGAACTGGTCCAGATTGTTTTTCTGACCGGAGAGATGGACCCCGATGCCCGCGCACTGGCCGTACGTCTGGGCGCCGATGACTGGATCGTCAAGCCGGTGCGACCGCGCGATTTGCTGACCGTGGTGGAAAGCCGCGCGGAGCGCGCGCGGCGTGCGGCGCCGCACGACCCGGTGGCCGGGCTGGGCCGCGATGCTGCCCGCGGCGTGCATTCGCGGCGCCGAGTGGTGAGCGCCATCGCCAGCGCCATTGCCGAGCCACCTTCCGACGACCGCAGCGTGTTGATCGCGGTGTCGCCACAGCTGCCGCCGGAAGATCTGCCGGGCGTCAGCTGGGAGGCGCAGGCCGAACTGGGCGGCGAAATCGCGCGAGCACTGCGCGGCGACGGGCTGGTGCGCTCTGAGGTTTGCCAGGCCGAGACGCTGTGTTGCCTCTTCATTGCCGACCCCTCGGCGGCCGGTCAGGTTGCGCTGGCGGCGCTGGCCAACAGCCTCGACCGGCGGCAGTGGCTTGGGGCTGCCGAGAGCGGCGTGCGCCTCGCCTTTGCCGTGGCCGGCCTGCCGCTGGACCCGCAGCTCACGCCGCACGGCGCCATCGAGAGCGTGCTGTCGTTGCTGCGCAAGGCCCGCGAGCAGGCGCCGCGAGTGCGCTTTCAGGCCGGTGCGAGCGCCCAGGCTGCGCCGCCGGGCTGGCCGCAGCTGCGCAAGATGTTCAACGACGACGCCCTTGGTCGTTCGCATCGGCTCGCCTTCCACCCGCTGGTGCCGGTGACCGGCACGCGCAGTGGTCAATTCCTGCTCAGCGCGGAATTCGAGGTCGTGCTGGACGACGGCGGCAGCGTGGTTCCCGACCACCGCGCCTTTGCCCGCTCGGCTGGATTTCACCTCAAGCTCGACCAGTGGCTGCTGTCGCGCTGCCTGGATCGCCTGCGTCTGTCGCGCGGCGGCCTCAGCCTGCACGTCGAGGTGTGTCCGGAATCGCTTGAGGACCCGGCGCTGGCGGCCTGGCTGCAGGCCGAACTGCAGCGGCGCCGGATTCCGGCGCCCGATCTGATGCTCTGGGTGGCCGCGGATCGCATGCGTGGCGCCGGCAGCCGCGTCTCGCAGTACCTGCGGCCCTACGCGGCCATGGGCGTGCAGATCGGCATCGGCCCACTCGGCGATACGCCGGCTGAGCTCGAACTGCTGAAGTTGGACGAGGTGCACATGATCAGCTGCAGGGCAGGGGCCACGGCAACGGAAATCTCGCCGGTGCTGCTGCAAGCCGCCGCAGAGCGCGGCAAGTCCGTGCTGGTGGACAGTGTGGACGACCCGAGCACGGCGGGCGCCGTGTTCCGCCTGCCCATCCACTACGTCACTGGCCTGGCCATTTCGCCACCGCTGACGCGACCGGAGTTCGAGTTCCCCAGCCAGTGAAGCGGGCAGAGGATGGCGGACAAACACCGTGCGACGCCGAAGTTTGACGAAGCAGCGCGCCAGCCCTATCATTCCGGGCTGACTTGGGCGGTTAGCTCAGCGGTAGAGCACTGCTTTCACACGGCAGGGGTCACAGGTTCAATCCCTGTACCGCCCACCAAGGCTTCAAGACAACACAGGCTCGCTTCGGCGGGCCTGTGTCGTTTTCGGCCGCTGAAGCGCCGAAAGGGGAGCAGCCGAGGCGGCTCAGGGCTTCCTGAAGCGCTGGTTGAAGCAGTGGGAAGCGGCCGTCGCCTGCTCTCGGTAACGCATGCCAGCGTTGCTCACCCTACCGAAAGCGCTAGCATGCGCTTGCGCCGGGACGGGCTTGATCGGGGCACGCAAGCGACGTTAGCGTCATCCGATGGGTGGCTCGTTTTCGGAGCCGATGCGTCTGGCGGCGTGCCCGGATCGGCGCTTGAAGCACTGCATTGCACCGCCTGGTAATGAGTCGACAAGGAAGCCGTGTCTTGCAGACGATCAGCGTGCCCTCGATGCTGCCGCCATGAGATTCCTGGCCGAACTGCGGCGCCGCAACGTCATACGCATGGCGGGGCTTTACATGGTCGGGGCGTGGTTGGTCATCCAGGTGGCGGCGACGCTGCTGCCCGTGTTCGACGCGCCTGGTTGGGTGATGAAGGTTCTGGTGGCGGCGCTCGCAATCGGGTTTCTGGCGGCGCTCGTGGTGTCATGGATCTACGAGCTGACGCCCGCGGGCCTGCAGCGCGAAGTGGACCTGGCGCCAGGCCAGTCCGCCTGGCAGGGCGCAGATCGACGCTTGCGCCGCATCAGCGACCGCTCACCGCAGCCTTCGGGTGAGCCGCATTTGCCGGCGTCGCAGGCGCGCAGGCAGGAACGGCTGATCATTTTCCTGCTGTTGCTGGCGGTGGGCTACTTCCTTGTCGAGAAGATGCTGGTGACGCGATCCGCGTCGCCAACCAGTGCGTCAGGCAGCTCGAATGTGAAAACGATGGTCAGCGGGAAATCGATCGCGGTGCTCGCCTTCGCCGATCTCAGCCCTGACCAGAAAAGTGAGTACTTCGCCGACGGCATCAGCGAGGAGATCCTCAACGCGTTGGCCAAGGTCGAGGAT